CCTTCTGAGGTTTGAACTCAAACATGCCACGCAGTTCCCACGCCTTGTCACGCATACAATGTAAGTTACTGAGGCTCACGTCAAGTGATTCACCTGCATTATCTAGGATGGTGTCCATTGCGTTGTACAAGTCACATAGTTTCTGTACTTCCGCACGAGTTAGTTTTGTTTTTAGTTTAGTCATGTTGTATTCCTTTCAGTTTTTTTATCACAAATAAGTATACGTATATCTGAATGTATATACACCAGATAGTGAAGGTGTCCACACCTCTCACGTCATAGCCTACACTGTGCATGATTACAATAGTAATTAGCATAGCAAAGTAGCCAGCGAAAGGTGTGAACAATAGGTAGAGCATTAGCTTACCTTTGCAAGCTCTGCGTCAATTTCTTTCAGCCATGTAGCCGCCTCTTTACGTTGCCGCATAAGGTTTGAGCGGTGCATGTTATACTTGCCTTTGATTACGCCAAGATCTTTTAAAACTTGGACACGATACGCAATACGATTTGGGTACTCGTTTAACGCTTCGGCAATCTCTGCCATAGTCATGTCACCCCAAAGCTCACGAATAACTTCGTCAATTACCACGTAGTTATATGTATAACATACGGCTTTCTTCATGTGATACGTATGCTCTGCATACAACTCAGGGTGTGAAGTTTTTACTACGGGTGCATTTACATTAGTGTCGGTCATTGTGTTAGCTCCTATGCTACTGATTTACGAAGGGTTAGTTTAGTTTGACGTGCAACTTTACGAGCACGTTTCCACTCATCACGAGTAGATTTCTGTCCAACATTGGACGGTTTTTTATTAGTCATCTTTATAAAGTTTTGCATCTCGTATCGCATTGAGATTGTCCTTTCTTCGGTTGTGTTTAGCCTTGCCACCTTTCTTAGGCGGCACGACTTGTGGTGATTTACGCTCCTGTAACATTGCCTTTGCCACAGGGTTTCGGTATGTTACAGAAGTTTTTTTAGCCATGTTCAAATCCATATGTTACACATTCTACATGATACCTAGACACTACGTCACCAGTATCCAAAGCACGGTTGGCACGATTACCTGCCACATATTCGCACCATGTATTCCACCAGTACTCAGTGCCCTCTTGCTGGGTCAGTTCGACATACTGCTCAACTTTCTTTCGTACTGTCGCAGGTTTCATGCCTGATGGTGGCGTCTTCACAAGGTTAGGTGATATACCCAACCGCTTGATGTTGTGGCTGTCAATACATGCCACATTGAAGCCTAAGCATTGAGCTAGGAAGGCAGCTTTGACCATGCCAAGGTTAGGTACAGCCATGAACAACTGTATAACATCGGCACACGCTTCTACGCTTTCGTAACCTTTGGTGTCAGCAATGTGATACAGCTTGCCATATAAGAAATCACGGTTCTCGTTTAGGTACTCGTAGCCATCAGCTTTCTTACCCCACAAGCAATCAGCTTGGTAGAAGTCACGTTCAACCTTGACCATGCTGCCACGTACTGTGGATAGGCCAGCTTGTATCGTAAGCAGTACAAACAGGCCAGTGTTTACCAAGGCATCTGGGCCACGCCATTTTACGAATGCTTTGATTTCATTTACATCACGTTGATACATTGTATCGTCCTTTTAAAGTGTCCAACATTGGACGGTTTCGGTGGTGGTTAGTATATGTATAAGTTATATATACTTTCACTAAAGTATCAAGTATATATAACTTATACTATACACAATGTTCAGCTTGCTCCGCTTCACTCATTCCTGTAATGAGGAACTCACGTTCCACTGCTAACAAGTTAGGCATTGCCTCTTGGATGAGCATACCCTCACGCCATAGCAAGTACTCATGCATGGTAACGTCAAGTTTCATTGTGTTTTCAACACCAGAAACGATTGATCTACGAGTAATTTCCAACATTTTTATAAACTCCGTTTAAAGTGTCCAACATTGGACGGTTTCAATCATACCCACTCAGCGTGGATGTTAGCTTGTTCAAGCCACCGCATGGCAGTGTCTATGTCGGGAGCACCATGATCCATACAAGCATTGATGCTTGCATCCTCATCGGCACGTTCCTCTGCAAGTTGGTATTCCAACTCACGTTGTAAGTAGTCCACCATTTCTGGTGTTGGCACAATACCACGAGGTCTAATGCCATGTACATCTTTGTACAAATCACTGAAAAAATCTAAATCCATAATAAACTCCGTTTAAAGTGTCCAACATTGGACGGTTTCAGTTATCTTTAGTATTATACATATGTTATATAACACTTTCACTAAAGTTTCAAGTGTTTATATAACTATGTAATACTACTTGTCAAGAGGCCGTTCACAAATTGTGATAAAGCCCAACATTGCCACAGGCACCGCAATGCCAATGAGTATATGCAAGTGACCATTGAGTGATACAACGGCAATGGTCAAATAGGTAAGTAATACAAGTATTACAGACCAAGCAATAGCGAGAATAATCTTCATGATACATCCTTCCATCCACTATCGTAGATAAGTGTTGGTTCGTGTTGCTTTAACTCTTTAGGAGTTAATGTGTTAGCAATCAAAGTGTCCAATGTTGGACGGTTCATATCGTCTGCGAGTTCACAGAACTGTGCCATAGCAGCGTCAAGCTGTGATTGCTCAACGCTTGCTTTGGTGTTAGGTACTTTGTACCTCATGCGGCAGCCGTTTGACGGTCAGCAAGTACCTCAATTAAATCATTTATGATTTCTTCAAGGTCAACTTCGTTGAGCTCAGCCTGAGCAATAACAGCATTTACAATGGCTGTTTTGGAGTACCGTTGCTTAGGTGCATCAGCCTTTGGCTGTTCAGTAGCCTCAGATTGTCCAACATTGGACGGTTCAGCTTCGCTGTTATCAGCGTCATCTGCTTTAGCAGCCTTACGCATTGCAGCTTGTAAAGCTGTCAGTGATGAACCTTTGAACTTGTTATCTACGATAAACTGGCGACACTCCTTTTCGTTTTCAACGAACCACAAAGCCTCTGAACGACGCCGACGATCAATCTGTTGAATACCATGTGTTCGGAGAACATGTGTTGGTATTTGACCACTATCGACAGTTGATGACGCTTTCAATTGCTGTAGCAATTTACCCAACCTTGTATCAAAACCACTCTCTTTGGTGGTTTGCTTGAGGCTGTTCACTTGACGCCAAATTGATCCAAGGGCTTTGCCCTCTTTCACTAAAGCGTCGATTGAAGTTCCTGAAGTTGCTGTTGAGTTTTTCATCGGTTTATCCTTTTATCTATATTCTGTTTATATGAGAGAACCTATATCTCTCACAAATAGTGAGATATAGTTCTCTTTATAAACTAGTAGAATATAGTATAAGTTCTGTCAAGTCGGTTCTTCACATGTGATCCTCTGCGCCTGTCGTTTCCCATGCTACTGCAGTAATTATAAATAATTACGAAGTTCGTGCGCTAAACTCGTGAGGCTAGTTTGGGTTGGGCAAACAGTTGGTGTTGCATAATTACCACAGTTATACTGTGACATGTCCAATGTTGGACACTATTGGTTTGATTGATTTGTGATGGCACTAACTCTGTTAGAGGATAATATGCATCAACTCTTCAACACTCACCACCTTTCTATATCCCGTGGTTCACATCATACTTTAGTATGGCAACTGATTACATAACAGTTGTCGCAGTATCGTAAAGCATTGTTTTTGTTACAGTTCCTCGTGTGTTGGTGTGATGTGTGTCGCATAATGTGTACACCAGCGATGCAAGCACATGATGTGTGATGTGTACGTGTGTCATGCACGGGTGGGCAGGGGCCATGCGGGGGGTATACGTATATATATACATGTACTCATACACAGATCAGGAAAATGTGACTGTTAACCACTATACACATAAGGTGGTTTACATACACGTAGGGTTACACATGTGAAACAAATCGTGATACATTATAGGTAACAAAATGTTTCAGTATATCACATAATGTTACAACTGTACGATTAGGGGTTGACATGTATTATATAATGTGTAAAACTATATATGTTAGTTAGGGTAGGGTCACTATAAGTGATACACGTACAGTATACACTTATAATCACTTATACTAATCTCTTAAATATTATGTAACTATAATTATATGTAAGTATACACGTACAGTGATACATTTAAATGGTAACTTGCCGTAGGCAAGTCCTTTTATATTTGTACAAATTAAGTATTGACAATGGCAAAGAAATCAGTAAAACTATATACAGATAATGTTCTTGAAGAATTTTACCGACACGTATTAGATGGTAATCTTGAAGATTTACATATTCCCCATAGCGATGTATTCTATGTAAAGACTGCAGTGGAAGCCCACTACGGTCGTAAATTTACATTAGAGCATGTAGAGTGGGCTATGCGTGAAGAGGGATGGACGGATGAGCGTACCTGAAAGAGTTAAAACTAAAATGAAAGAAGAAGGACTCAAGGGCGTTAACAAACCTAAGAGAACTCCTAGTCATCCTAAGAAGTCACACTGCGTAATGGCTAAAGAAGGTGATACATATAAATTTATTAGATTCGGACAGCAGGGTGTAAGCGGTGCTGGTAAGAGTCCTAAGACTGCAAAAGACAAAGCTCGTAAAAAGAGCTATTACGCTAGACACAATGCTCAAGACTCTAAGCCTAGTAAGCTAAGTGCGAGATATTGGTCACACAAAGTTAAATGGTAATATAGGAGATATACCGATGGGCATTGCAAAGACACTTGCTAAGGCAGGAAAAAAAGTATCTAAAGTAGTAAGGGATACAGCAGAACAAAAAGGTTCTATTGCTACTAAAACTTCTACAAGTAAAACAGCTATTGATGAAGCTAAGACACTTAAAGATGTAAGTGTAGCACGTTCTCAAATTAAACAGATGGAAGATCCAGAGCTTCGTAAATTTTTCTTGGCAGAATTAAAAAAGAAAGAAAATAAAATTCGTGCTAAACAGGCTAAAGAAAAAGATCTTGCGGGTCGTAAGTCTGCACAGGCTGCTTCAGATCGTAAAGCTAAACCTGTAACATTACCTAAAACACCTTTCGCTAAAGGTGGCCTCACTAAACCTTCTGCAAGTCAGTCTGGCCTGAAGAAACTGCCTACTGCTGTACGTAATAAAATGGGCTACATGAAGAGTGGTGGCAAAGTTACTAAGGGTCATGTAGACATGCGTAAGGGTGGCTTGTTCAAATAGTGAGCATAGAAAGTGATATACGAGATTGGTCTAGTAAAGTATTAGAAGTACCTAACGATGCTTTAGGTGGCCTACCCGCATGTCCTTATGCACAGCAAGCATGGAAGCAAAACAAAGTACGTGTAGTAGAAACTAAGCACCTTGGCATTGAAGCTATTACACAAGCTAATATGTTTGATAATACGTATGACTTAGTTGTAGTTGCATCATATTACTTCCCGTCACCGCTGCAGCTTAAAGAGTTTACTACATTTTTAAACGATACATACACACCTAGAGATTTGCACATAATGGAGTTTCATCCAGACTACGGTGCAGAAGATGCAGACTTAGACTTTTTGTATGAACATGAGTGGGAGTCTGATATAGAAGATGAATATGCTATGTTGTTTATTCAATCTTTAAGTAAAGTAGATGACGCAAGTTTACGGTTAGAAAAGTTAGGATACTATAATGTATATCCTAAAGACGAGTATGAAGCACTCGTATTAGATAGAAGACAACGGAGACAGAAACAATGGCAATGAAACCTAGAGCAATGAAAAAGAAAACACCTATGCGTGGCGGTGGTATGGCTAAAAAAACCATGATGCGTGGTGGCGGTATGGCAGCTAAGAAAAAAATGATGCGTGGTGGTATGGCTAAAAAGAAAAAGTAATGTGGATTGCAGTTATATTAATGTGCGTTTCTCCAGTAGACGTTAAAACCTGTGATGTGTTAGTTCGTACTGATCAAGGGTTTTTTAGTCAGGCTGCTTGTACAGCGCAGGTAGAAGATGACGTAAGCAATATGATGAAGGGTAGAAACTTTTATGCTCGTTATCAATGTTATCAAATGCAAGGCACACTTTAAATGACACTTATCTCTCACTTTCCTTTACCTAGTTTTCCTTTTCAGACACATGATAACATTGTGTTTGAGAAGGCAGACAAGGATAGGTCTAGAAGAAATAATGAAGAATACAAACTAGAAGAACCTAATCGCATTACACCTGATACACCTGTAGAAGATCTAAAGCTAGTGAATCAGATGTATGCATACAATCCTAATCCAAATAAACTACGTACACCAGATGGACAGATTGTAGACTTTATTATTGCATAAGGCATTTAATGCATAACGGGATTGCAATCTTAACTATTATGTGTTATAACTAAGTATGGTATAACTATCTCTGTAAGGGTAAGTAACTCTTACCTACATATATAGGAGATAGAATATGTTTAAACGTATGTTTAAAAAGATACAAGAAAATCAGCAACGCAGAGCCGACTATTGGATTCTTATGAATCTAAGTGATAAGGAACTGCATGACATGGGGATCAGTAGAGGTGAAGTCAGGCAAAAAGTCTACGGTTAATAAAGCAGGTAACTATACTAAACCTACTATGCGTAAAAATTTATTTAATCGCATAAAATCAGGATCTAAAGGTGGAGGTGCAGGTCAATGGTCTGCACGTAAAGCCCAGATGTTAGCCAAACAGTACAAAGCAAAGGGTGGAGGTTATAGATAATGTTAAGGTATTTTAAAAGATTGTGGTGCGCTTTAACTAATAAAAAGTGTCACGAGGAATGTGACTGCTGTTAACATGGCTAAAGCAAAGTCTCAAAAAAGTCTAACTAAATGGACTAAGCAAGATTGGCGAACTAAAAGTGGCAAGCCTAGTGCTAAGACTGGTGAGCGTTATCTACCTGCTAAGGCTATTAAGTCTCTTAGCAGCAGTGAGTATGCAGCTACAACCAGAGCTAAACGACAAGGCACGAAGGCAGGTAAGCAGCATGTGGCTCAACCTAAAGGCATTGCAAAGAAGACCGCTAGATTCAGGAGAACTTAAATGACATTAGCTATGGAAAAAATACTAGCTTGGAAAATTATGCCACGCCTTATGATGTTAGTTATGACTGTTATGTATATACGTGTTATAGAATGGTTTATGTCTTTGCCGCAAGGTGAAGTAAGTACACAAGCTACAGCACTTACTGCAACTGTTACTGGTGCCATGACGGGTGCTTTTGCTGTATGGTTAAATAACGAAAAATGATTAGTCAGATCTTAGGAGCAGTAGGTGGACTAGCAACTACATACCTTGATGGTAAAGTAGCTGTACAGAAAGCTAATGCTGAGATTAAAGTAAAGCAAGCTACTGGTGAGATAGACTGGGATCTTGCTGCTATACAAGCTACACAGAATAGCTGGAAAGATGAGTGGATTACTCTACTTTTTTCTATTCCGTTAATTTTAGCGTTCTGTGGAGATTGGGGTAATAACATTGTGCAAGCTGGCTTTGCTGCACTAGAGACTATGCCAGCGTGGTATCAGTATAGCCTTGGCGGTATTGTAAGTGCCAGCATCGGTATTCGTTCTGTAAGTAAATTCTTTGGGAAAAAGTAATGGCATTTAAATTAAGCAGTAGAAGTTTAAAGAAACTAGAAGGCGTAGATGAAGGTATTGTATCAGTAGTTAAAGATGCTATTGGTATTACTAAAGTAGACTTCGGTGTTACCTTTGGACTACGTACACTAGAAGAACAAAAGAAGCTGTACGAATCTGGTAGATCACAGACTATGAAGTCTAAGCATCTTGAGGGTCGTGCTGTAGATCTAGTCGCATACTTTGGTTCTGACATTTCTTGGGAACTTAATGTCTATGATGACATCTGTGATGCTATGGCTGAAGCCGCTAGAAAGAATAATGTAGCAATTAAATGGGGTGCTGCATGGAGTGAAGGAGACATTCGACAGTATGCAGGTACTGCAGAAGATGCAATGAATGCATACGTAGATCTCCGTAGGTCACAATCCCGTAGACCATTTATTGATGCCCCACATTTTGAGATGATGTAATGGCTAGAGAATTAACAGAACGCCAACAAAAGTTTCTTGCAGTCCTTATGGATGAAGCAGGTGGCGATGTTACTATGGCTAAGAAACTTGCTGGGTACTCTGAGAATACTTCTAACACTGAGATTACAAATAGTCTTAAAGAAGAAATCATTGACGTAACACATAGCTACTTAGCACGTAATGTACCCAAAGCGGCAATGGCTATGGTTAGTGCACTATACGATCCTACTGAGCTAGGTATTCGTGATAAGATGGCAGCAGCTAAAGAGTTACTTGATCGTACTGGTTTAGTTAAAACTGAGAAGATGCAAGTAGAAGCTAAAGGTGGTGTAATGCTTATGCCAGCCAAGCAAACACAGGATGACGATGACTAAACCATTAGGACAATGGAAACTACCACAACCGACAGACCTACAAGAAGATAACGAATGGGTTCCTATTCCACGTGTAGCACGTACCGTACCCTTTGGATATGAAATAGATCCAGATGATAATGGAATCCTCTTGCCAATTGAACACGAACTTGATATGCTTGTAAAAGCCAAGAAGTACTTAAAGCAGTACTCTTATCGTGAGGTAGCCAACTGGCTGACTAGAAACACTGGCAGAACTATATCTCATGTAGGATTAAAGAAACGGTTAGATAATGAGCGACGAAGAAAAAACAAAGCTGGAAGCCTACGCAGATGGGCAGACTATGCGAAAAAGGCAATCGCCAAAGCGGAAGAACTTGAAAACAACCGCATCGGGGCGAAAGAGCAAGACAACCAAGAAACAAACGCAGCCTGAACCAGCAAAGATAATAGTAGATGACCTTGCTCCTGTAGAAGAGCAGCATAACATTATCTTTAAACCTAATGCTGGACCGCAGACAAACTTTCTAGCGGCAGGTGAGCGTGAGGTTCTATATGGTGGCTCTGCAGGTGGGGGTAAGTCATACGCTATGTTGGCTGACCCATTACGGTTTATGGGCCATCCAGCCTTCTCAGGATTGCTCCTACGACATACTACAGAAGAACTAAGAGAACTTATCTTTAAGTCACAGGAAATGTACCCTAAGATCTGGCCCGGTATTAAGTGGTCTGAACGTAAGATGCAATGGACTGCACCATCGGGTGCTAGACTGTGGATGTCTTACTTAGATAAAGAAGATGACGTACTACGCTATCAAGGTTTGGCATTTAGTTGGATAGGCTTTGACGAACTTACTCAGTGGCCTACTCCATTTGCTTGGAACTACATGAGGAGTCGCTTGAGATCTACAGCAAATGACTTGCCTGTATATATGAGAGCTACTACTAACCCCGGAGGTAGAGGTCATCATTGGGTTAAAAAAATGTTTATTGATCCTGCTCCGCATAATAAAGCGTTTGATGCAACAGACATTGAAACAACTGAAGTATTACGTTATCCTGCTGGACATGAGAAAGCTGGTAAACCTTTATTCAAACGTAAGTTTATACCTGCCCGTCTTTCCGATAATCCTTACTTAGCTGCACAAGGTGACTACGAGGCAATGCTTCTGTCTTTACCTGAACAACAACGTAGGCAATTACTAGATGGTGATTGGGATATTAAAGAGGGTGCAGCCTTTACAGAGTTTGACAGAAACATACATGTAGTTGAACCCTTTCGTATACCAAGTAACTGGGTAAAGTTTAGAGCATGTGACTATGGGTATGGAAGTAAGTCGGGAGTAGTTTGGTTTGCAGTATCTCCTAATGAACAATTAATTGTATACAGAGAACTATACGTAGGTAAAGTACTAGCTGCAGACTTAGCGGATATGGTATTAGATTTAGAGGCTGAAGATGGAAATATTAAGTATGGGGTTCTTGATAGCTCTTTATGGCATAAGCGTGGCGATACTGGGCCATCACTGGCTGAACAAATGATTCATCGTGGATGTAGGTGGCGTCCATCTGATAGATCTAAAGGCTCACGTGTAGCTGGTAAGAATGAAGTACATAGGCGGCTACAGGTAGATGAGTTTACGGAAGAGCCTCGTATGGTGTTTTTTAATAATTGTACTAATATGGTTGCCCAACTACCAGCCTTACCCATCGACAAAAGAAACCCAGAAGATATTGACACTACCTCCGAAGATCACTTGTACGATGCTTTGCGATATGGTATTATGTCCAGACCAAGGTTTAGTATATTTGACTACGATCCAAATGGAAGACCACAAGGTGGTATGCGAGTAGCAGATGCTACCTTTGGTTATTAACAGCAATGGAAATATAAATGGAAGAAGATACAGAAGGTTTTATTGAAGACGATGCCATTATTCTAGAAGATAGTGATGACTCAACTATTGATGATGCAGACACTTCTAAAATTATTCCTTTTATTATGGAAAAGTATAATCGTGCAGATGACTACCGTCAGCAGGATGAGGATCGTTGGTTACGTGCGTACCGTAACTATCGGGGTTTGTATAGCCCAGACGTACAGTTTACTGAAGCAGAAAAGTCTAGAGTATTTATTAAAGTAACTAAAACAAAAACACTAGCTGCATATGGTCAGATTGTAGATGTATTATTTGCAGGGCAAAAGTTTCCGCTTACTGTAGATCCTACAGAACTACCTGATGGCGTAGTTGCAGATGTAAACTTTGATCCTAAAGAGCCTGAACAGTTACGTGAGTCTGGATTAAATGAGCCTGTAAGTCCATATGGCTTTAGGGGAGATGGCAAAGAACTACCTGCAGGTGCTACCTCTAAAACTCTTTTAGAAAGTCTAGGACCACTTAAAGATAAACTAGAAGGCATAGATGGTGTACGTGAAGGTGTAGGCAAAACTCCTACAGCAATTACATTTAGCCCAGCAATGGTTGCGGCTAAGATGATGCAAAAGAAAATACACGATCAGTTAGAAGAGTCTAGTGCCAGTAAACATTTGCGTAGTACTGCATTTGAAATGGCATTATTTGGTACGGGTATTATGAAAGGCCCGTTTGCTGTAGATAAAGAGTATCCTAACTGGGGTGACGATGGAGAGTATTCTCCTATGATGAAAACAATACCTCAAGTATCCCATGTATCTGTGTGGAACTTTTATCCTGATCCTGATGCTAATAATATGGAAGAAGCTCAGTTTGTTATTGAGCGCCATAAAATGTCACGTACTCAACTACGTAACCTAAAACGTAGACCACACTTTCGTTCCAATGTAATTGAAGAAGCAGTACAGCTTGGAGAAAACTATAATAAAGAATCGTGGGAAGACGATTTAGCTGACTATGCACCAGAGCATGGTGTAGAGCGTTATGAAGTTCTTGAGTATTGGGGTATGGTAGATACCGATATGCTAGAGGAACAAGGCGTAGATATTCCACAAGAACTAACAGAGGTAGAAGAGTTACAAGCTAACGTTTGGATTTGTAACGGTAAACTACTTCGCATGGTACTTAACCCATTTAAACCTGCCAAGATTCCTTACATGGCTGCACCATATGAGCTTAACCCCTACTCATTCTTTGGTGTAGGTATTGCAGAAAATATGGATGATACGCAAACCTTAATGAATGGGTTTATGCGAATGGCTGTTGACAATGCTGTATTATCTGGTAATCTTTTAATTGAGGTTGATGAAACTAACTTAGTACCGGGTCAAGACTTATCTGTGTATCCCGGCAAAGTGTTTAGGCGTCAGGGTGGAGCACCGGGGCAAGCTATCTTTGGAACAAAGTTTCCTAATGTTGCTGCAGAAAACTTGCAGCTATTTGATAAAGCAAGGGTATTAGCAGATGAGTCAACTGGATTTCCATCTTTCGCTCATGGTCAAACAGGGGTTAGTGGTGTGGGTCGTACTGCTTCTGGCATTTCTATGCTTATGGGTGCCGCACAAGGCGGTATAAAGAATGTAATTAAAAACGTAGATGATTACTTACTGCGTCCACTAGGCGAAGGTCTATTTAGATTTAATATGCAGTTTGACTTTGATCCAACAATCAAAGGTGATCTAGAGGTTAAGGCACGTGGTACTGAAAGTCTTATGGCTAATGAGGTACGCAGTCAACGCCTTATGCAGTTTATGCAAATATCGTCTAGTCCTGCGCTTGCACCTTTTGCTAAGTTTCAGTACATTATTCGTGAGATTGCAAAGTCTTTAGAGTTAGATCCAGATAAAGTAACTAACAACATGGATGAAGCGGCTATTCAAGCAGAGCTAATGAAAGGCTTTCAGCAAGAACAGCCAGCACCAGCGGGTGTTAATCCAGCAGATCCAACGGGTGCAGGTGGCGGTACAATAGGTACAGGCCAAGCACCAACCCCTCAAGAACAAGGATTCAGTGGCAATGAACAAGGAGCACCTCAACAAGCTCAAGGGGCTGGTCAACAACCACCAGCAGTGGGAACAGTTCAGTAATTACTTAGACGAACTAATAGCACAGCAACATCGTTCTATGGAACAAACAGATAATGATAAAGTTATGTATAGGTCACAGGGCGCTATATATCAGTTACGTAGATTAAAACTATTACGAGATGAGGTATTAAAATCATGAAAGATCAAATGGAACTTTTTAAAGATGGCGGTCTTAAAGATGAGGGCGGCATGGTAGATGAAGAATCTGGTAATGAAGTTCCTGTTGGTGGAACACGTAAAGGTGTTCGTGATGATATACCTGCAATGGTAAGTGAGGGAGAGTTTGTTTTTCCTGAAGATGTGGTAAGATACATTGGCCTAGATAAACTTATGCAGCTACGACAAAAGGCAAAAGTAGGATTAAAACGTATGGAAGATATGGGTCAAATGGGAAATAGTGATGAAGCTACCGTACCTGACGATATGCCTATGGATGCACCTGATCTTGTTATTGTAGCTGGTGAAGCACCTAAAGAAATGGCAGAGGGTGGGGCGGTTGTAGATGGTATTGAACAAACTGCTGCACCTCGTAGACTTACACCCGAAGTACAACAACCTGAAAGAAAACAAGTAAGTTTTAAACAGCTTATGGGCAAGAATGCTGTAGAGTTTAAGCAGTATCGCAATGCTCAAGGAGCAAGTCTTTTGATTCCTTTTGTGGGAGGTAATCCTATATACCCAATTCCTTCTGGTTATACTTTGTATGATGCAAGCACAGACACTGCCGATCCTCAAAATCAGGCTGATGCTATTGCTACTGAAGTGTCTACAGCTATTAATAGAGCTACTGGTAATGATAGAGACAATGACGGACCTGCACCAGTACCTCAAAGTGCTTTTCAAAAAGCTGGCAGTTGGGATATGGATACATCAGGTAAAGATGGCAAGGCTTTACAGATGTGGATTGATGAGGCTACTAAATATACAAATGGAACATCTACGGTTGTAACAGGTGTAGCTGCTGCATTTGGTTTAGGACCACTAGTAATGTATGGCGCTTCTAGAGACAAAAAAGTTATACTAAAAGATATTGATGCCAAAATTGCACAAGCTAGAAAAACAGTTATGGCAGGTCAGGTAGCTGCATTAGAGGCTATTAAAAAAGATTTAACAGAAAAAAATACAGGTATAAGTTCTGCTTTGTCTAGTTTAACTACTACAGTATCTGACTTATTTAATTTATCAAATGAACAAAAAGAAACAGCAGTTAATACTGCTAGTAAAGTAACTGAACTAGAAGATAGTATAGTTGAACAAACTCCTGCTGCTTTTACTCCTGATGTAGCTAAAGATACTGCTACACCTGCTCCTGTATCTGAACCTACTGTAACTCAAGAAGGTGGTTTTGGTACTCCTTTAGTAGATGAACTAATGTTTACTCCAAGTTTACCTGTACCACCAGTAAGTAGTTACGATGAAGTTAAAGCAGATCCTCGTTTACTAGAATCAGCGGGTGTGCCTTTTCAGTATCCTGCACCTACACCTGTAACTACTCCTGCACCTCAACCTACAACACCTGTAGGTGCTAGTTCTTTTGGTGAGGCACTAACTCAACAAGCCCCTAGTTTAATAGCAGAAGATATACAACAAACCGATGCGTATAAACTAAGATATGGTGATACAGATGATCAGATGCAAAGTTTAATGCCGCCCGTTGTACCGCCAAGTGCACCAGTAGTAACTGGTTATGATGATGCTCCATTATTTACTACACCTTCTACACCAACACCTGCACCTACATACGCAACTATGGATATGGGTGAAGCAGGTAGGACAACAACACCAACACCTTCAACTGTATTTGATACTTTTGTAACTGCCGATGGTACAGTCACTAGAGATGAGGTAGAGCAAGCTCAAGCAGCAACAGTTAAACCCGCTAGTAAGGTAGCTACAGATAGAGGTTACGTACCTACTAATGTAGCTAAAGCAGCACCCGCACCAGCACCTTCTTATGCAACTATGGATATGGGTGAAGCAGGTAGGACATCTACTCCTACGGCGTCTACAAAAACATCTGCACCTACTACTTCTATACGACCTAAATCTAGACCTGCACCTAAACCTGCACCTAAACCAGCGCCTGTACGAGATGAAAAATCTACACGTTTAGATTCAAGTAATCCTAATACAAGTTCTAACATTACTAACCATTTATCTAAGGTTGAAAAAGAATCACTAAACGCTAATCCTGCATTAGTAGGACACTATACTGCTACTGCAAATAGACGTGCTAACGAAGCTGCTTCAGGAGATACTTCTAACACAGATGCTGCAAATGAAGCATCAGACAATAAAATTGTGTGTACAGCTATGAATAACTCTTATGGGTTTGGTTCGTATCGTCAGGCTATTTGGTTATCTTATTCTAAAGATCACTTGACAAAAGAACATGAGCTAGGTTATCATACATTGTTTTTACCTTTAGTAGACTTAGCATATAATAAAAATAATAAAATTATACGTAAAGCACTAGAGCACATTGCACGTCATCGTACTGCAGATATTAGAGCTTCTATGCAAAATAAAAAACGAGATACTTTAGGGCGTATATACAGATCTATATTAGAACCTTTAGTATATACAGTAGGTAAGTTTAGAACAATTACAGGAATATAATATGGAATTTTCAGAGTACACTCAACTTGTAGCTAATCGTTTTAATGGCCTACAAGAAGATGATAAAGATGCTATCCGTAGTTTAATGGGTACATCACACGGCCGTGTACTTGGCAAAGTGCTTGGCCCAGAAATAATGACTAATGTTAATTTAGGTAAAGCTAAAAAACCAGTTGTTAAAAAACGTGGACTAGCAACACGTTAAATTGCTAGATACGCTGGCTACTCATCCCCCATCCAACATGGCTACGGTGGCCCCAGTAAGGAAAATATAATGGCTAATGATATTATGGCAGAAGAAATGCAAGCAGAAAAGAAAGTTGCATTTGCCAATCGTAAATATAATAATGAAGACAAACGTAAAAAAGAAGAAGAAGAGTTAGAACAACTTATTGCAGAACAAAATGGCGAAGCTGTAGAAAGTACACAAGAAACAGAACCTGCCAACGCAGAAGAAAGAAGTTTTAAAAAACGTTATGGTGATCTTCGTAGACACATGCAAGATAAAGAAAAATCTTGGGAAGATAAATTTAAACAACTTGAAGGTCAGTTAAAAGAAGTAACGCAACAAGAAATTAAATTACCTAAGTCTGATGATGACATTGAGGCATGGGCAAAACAATATCCAGATGTAGCTGCTATTGTAGAAACTATTGCAATTAAAAAGGCACGTGAACAGTCTGCAGGTTTAGAAGATCGTGTAAAAGAAATTGATGAGATGAGAGCTACAGCATCTCGTGAAAAAGCAGAAGCTGAATTAATGCGAGCACACCCAGACTTTGGTGAGATTCGTGATAGTGACGAGTTCCATGAGTGGGCTGACGAACAACCTAAGTGGGTACAAGACGCACTGTATGAGAATGACAGTGACGCTCGTTCAGCAAGTCGTGCCATTGATCTGTATAAAGCAGACAAGAACATTAAAACAAAGAAACCTGCAAGCACCAAAGATGCTGCACGTTCTGTAAACAGTCGTAATAATCGTAGCCAACCTGAAGAATATGATTCATCTACAACATTTAAAGAATCACAAGTAGCTAAGATGTCACCTCAACAATATGAAAAAGCATCTGACCAAATTATGGAAGCTATTCGTACAGGTAAATTTGTTTATGATATGTCTGGTTCTGCCAGATAAAGCTATTGACATATAATATATTTATGATATAACTATATGTACAATCGGTAGTATGGCCCTGTTAGGTATTAACTACAGTTACCCGTACTACCAATTAACTAAACTATCCGCAAACAACAATACACGCTTTCGGACAACCTAATGTCTCATGGCCCGTTTTGCTAGAAGGTAGGCCAACTTTCTAATAAACGCACCCTAGTAGAATTAGCCTCTGTATAAGTCATTAGTCGTTTGCATCTGTGATTTAATGCTAGGAGAAATAAAATGGCATTTACATCCGCTGCTGGACATGGCAATTTACCCAATGGTAATTTCTCACCAGTAATTTATAGCAAACAGGTGCAACTTGCTTTCCGCAAAGCATCAATCTGTGAAGCTATTACTAACTCCGATTATTTTGGAGAAATCGCTGCAATGGGCGACTCAGTTAAAATTATCAAAGAACCTGAGATCACCGTTAAAGCATATGAGCGTGGTACTACTATTACACCACAAGATCTTGATGACGAAGATTTCTCATTGACAATCGACAAAGCCAATTATTTTGCTTTCAAGGTTGACGATATTGAAGAAGCGCATTCCCATGTCAATTTCCAAGGTCTTGCAAGTGATCGTGCTGCGTATCGTTTGTCAGATCAGTTTGACCAAGATGTACTTGGTTACTTAACTGGTTTCAAACAATCAGCACTGCATGGTACACCAGACACAGTTAATACAACTGTAAATGGCACTGTAGCTGTTTCAACTGCAGGTACAGATGAACTGTTGTCTTCAATGAAACTTGATGCAGCAGCTTTCGGTGGTTCTGCTGGTGATGCGCTTGCCCTTCAGCCACGTGCTGGTGGTGCAACTGACACTACTCCTGCTGTTGGTGATACTTTCCCATTAACTGTTATTGCACGTATGTCACGTTTGTTGGATCAACAAAATGTGGATACTCAAGGCCGTTGGTTGGTAGTAGATCCAGTATTTATGGAACTTCTGAAAGACGAAGACTCACGTTTGTTTAACGCCGACTTTGGTGGTTCAGGCTTGGCTAATGGTCAAATCGGAATGAACATTCATGGTTTCCGTGTTTATCAATCAAACAACTTACCAGCCGTTGGTACAGGTCCGTCCTTTACAGGTACGAACTCTGCTGTCAACTACGGTATGATTGTTGCTGGTCACGATTCAGCCGTTGCAACTGCAGAGCAGATCAACAAGACTGAAACATATCGTGATCCAGATTCATTCGCTGACATTGTTCGTGGAATGCATCTATATGGTCGCAAGATCCTTCGTCCAGAAGCTCTTGTGAACGCTAAGTACCACTTGGCATAAGGGAGGGATAACAAATGGCTACTATTACTTCATTATTGTTACCTGCTCACGGTAGTTCACAACGTGGACGTGCGCCGTATATGGTACAAAAAACTATTGATCTTACTGCACAGGCTATTGACTGTTCGTCTGGTGACGTAGTTCAGTGTATTACTATCCCTGCTAACACACGGGTAATTCATGCTGGTTTTCAAGTTGTAGAATCTGCAACACAAAACACAGGCACAGATGCTACCGCAACATTGGGTGCAGCAGATGCTGACGAATTTGTTGCAGCATTTGATATTGATGGCGCTGCTGATGCAGCATATGCACCATCAGCTACACCTGCAGCAGATGTTACTCTTGCAACAGCAGATACACTAGACCTGACATTTGCAGGTTCTGGTGCTACTTTTACAGCGGGTAAGATCCGTGTGTACGCTTGGATGGTAGATGTTAGTGATCAAGGTGACTACTCTGCTAACGAAGTAGATCGTGACGCACTTGCGTAACTAAATAATTAAGGGGCTGCTTTCGGGTGGCCCTTTAACTACATAAGGATTTTAAAATGCGTAAGAAAAAAGGATATGCTTTAGGTGGTGTTACTACACCTGAACAAGAAGACAGTAGATACCGTCCTTCTGCTAATCGTGCACCTCAAGGTATGATGTCTTCTAGAGGCACATCAGCAGCTATGGGTTTGTATAATGGTGGTGTAGTGACTACAAAAAAATATGTAAATGATGTAAAATTTGTAGACAACCTTAAAAAGAAAAAATAATGGCTGGTATTAACTTTAGGACAGATAGTGCATTTGCTGCAGTTACGGGTAACTCTGCTAGTACTACTAGTAATCCTAATAATGCTACACTTTTATTTACTTGCCCAGCAAGCCATGAAGCTGAAATAGTTTTTCTTATGGTGGCAAACGAAGATAACTCAACATCTAATATCGGTATTCAAATATACCATGCAGATAATACTACTTATCATTTTCTTGTAGGTGAAGAAGCTATAGCAGGTCATAACCACACTCAGTTTATTGGCGGTGGACCTTTGTTCTTACATGCGGGTGATAAAGTTTTAGTGTTTAGGCACACTTCTTCACAGAACTTTGATGCTACACTTTCTGCTAGATTATACTTTACACCTGCTAAAAGGTTATAATAATGAGCACTTTTCTTAATCTAACTAACGAACTTTTACGTCGATTGAATGAAGTTCAAATTGACCAATCAGATTTTTCTAATGTTAAAAACGTTCAAGCATTGGCTAAAGATTCTATTAATTCTGCTATTCGTCAAATGCTTCAGGATGCTCAAGAGTGGCCTTTTACTTTAGTAACATATGAGCAGACATTAGTCGCTGGCACTAATACATATGATTTTCCTGCTGATTACTCTAAAGCAGACTGGGATACATTTTATATTAAACAACTTACCTCAGAAAACAATACACCTAAAAAATTAAAATTAATTACGTATGATCAATACTTATCTAAGTTTAGAAGTGTAGAAGATTTAGGTGGAGATAATGGTAGATCTGATCCTGACTATGTTTACTTAACACAAGATACAAAGTTTGGAGTTACGCCTATACCAAATGCAGCGTATGTTATAGAGTATAGATATTGGAAGTATCCAGCAGATCTCACAGCTTATGATGATACAGCGATTATACCTGATAGATTTAAACATGTTGTTATTGATGGTGCTATGATGTATATGATGTTGTTTAGATCTAATGAACAAAGTGCATCTATGCACAGTAAAAAGTTTGAAGACGGTATTAAGATGATGCGTAGATTAGTTGTAGATCAACATATTAATGTTATATCTACAGTAATACAAAGGTCTAACTATACCGCAAATGTTGATAATTTTTAAGTATGGCTGACGCTTTACAAACATATGTCTCTGTTTGTGCAGGGGGTCTTGTTACTAACGTTGACCCACTTACTCAAAGTAACTCTTTGTCAGGCAGCGCAGTACGTCTAATTAACATGGAGCCATCTTTAGAAGGTGGTTACAGACGCATAAGCGGTTATGCAAACTCTTATGGTACACTTCCCGGTACCGGTAAAGTTTTAGGTCTTAATGTAAACGGTGAAATAAATCAAGGAATACTTGGTTGTAGAAAACCTTCTTCTGGCAATAACTATTTACATTGGTATAACCACTACTATGATGTAGCGTTAGGATCAGGGCAAGGCTCTGGTTTTTCTGTAGGTGAAACTCTTACAGGTGTAGTTAGTTCAGGGGATGCAACTGTAATAGCAGCAACAGGTACTGTAATATCTAGAACTTCTAATGCCCTTGTAATAAACTTTGGTAAATTGCCTAGTAATATTTTTGCTACAGGTAATGTACTTACAGGTGGTACATCTACGGCAACAGGTACAGTAGCAAGTACACCTACAGTCAAGGGTTGGCAAGCAGTATCATCTGCAGGTAGTCCTACTATGACAGGGGTTGACGTTGTAAGGTTTGAGCGTTATAATTGGACTGAAGAAATCCTGCTACTAACAGACGGTATTAACCCTGCTGCTAAATATAACGGATCTACTTACACACAGATTACACACACTAATGCTCCAAACAATCCACAGTTTGCTAGTGCTTTTTCAAATCATCTGTGGTTAGCTGGAGATCCTGACGAACCATTTAATATTTACTTTTCATCTCCTAATGCTGATACAGATTTTGATCCAGCAAACGGGGCTGGTGTTATAAACATAGGCTTTACTGTAACTCAGCTAAAAGCCTTTCGTAATCAGCTTTATGTATTTGGTCAGAATCAGATTAAACGTATTGTTGGAGATAACTACTCTAACTTTAGTGTAGAAAATGTTACTAATGATTTGGGTTGTGTTGCTCCTGATACTGTAGTAGAATTTGGTGGCGACATTATCTTTCTTGGACCCGATGGTGTTAGACCTATTTCTGGAACTTCTCGTATTGGTGACGTTGAGCTTGAAACAGTATCTCGTGAAATACAAAAGACTTTTGAGAACTACACAGCTAACGAAGATGTTACAAAACTAAAAGCCTTAGTTATTCGTAGGAAGTCACAGTTTAGATTATTCTTTGAAGCTAATACTTCTTTGTCGTTACTGGCTGCTATTCGTAAAAGTTCTTCAGCACAGTCTACATTTGAATATAGTCAGCTTGTAGGCATTGAAGCAACAGCAGTAGCTAGTGGATACGTAGGGCAGTTTGAGTTTGTACTACATGGAGACACTACAGGTAAAGTATTTAAACAAGAAGAAGGTAATTCTTTTGGTGGATCTGACATACTAAGTGTCTATCAAACTCCGTTTTATTTTATGGGTGATCCAGAGTTACGTAAGATATTTTACAGAGTTAAAACGTTTCTTAAATCAGAGGGTGCAACTTCAATATCTGTAGGCATAGAGTATAACTTTGGAGACTCAGAGATTGCCACACCAGCAAACTTTGATTTGAGTACAGCAGGTGCAGCATCTTTCTTTGACGCAAGTTCAACTCTTTATGATGAAACAGATGTTTATGACGGAAACCCTACACCAATTCGCAGTACTAACATAAGTGGATCAGGCGATTCTATATCAATAGCATACGTTACTAACGGTACAAACCCCAGCCATACCATACAGGCTGTTTCAATTTTGTATGGCGTAGGGGATAGGAGATAAAAAGTGGCAGGATATACAAGACAATCTTCAGCAGATATTATTGCAACGGCTGTTGTTCGTGCTAACCCGCTGAACGTAGAGTATAATGCATTACGAGATGCATTTAACGCAAGCACAGGACACAAGCACGATGGTACTGCAGCAGAGGGTGCATATGTACCACTGATTGCAGACTCAGATGCTTTAAACAAAGTAGCTATTGATACATCAAACAATCGTGTTGGTGTATTTGTAGAAGTATCTAGTGCTGCTGTAGAGCAAATACGTATTCAAGATGGTGCAGTTGTTCCTGTCACTAACAACGACATTGATCTTGGTACATCTAGTTTACAGTTTAAAGATTTATTTATTGATGGTACAGCTACAGTAGATGCACTGCAAGTAGATGCTAATGCTGTTGTTACAGGTAATCTTACAGTAAATGGTAATACTACACTTGGTAATGCTGCTAGTGATACTGTAACAGTTACTGCTGATGTTGCTTCTCCACTACTACCTTCTGCTGATGATACACATGACTTAGGTGCTGTAGGCTCTGAGTGGCGTAATTTGTACATTGACGGTACAGCTAACATTGACGCCCTCGTAGCAGATACTGCAGACATCAATGGTGGTACAGTTGATGGTGCTGTTATTGGTGGGGCTAGTGCTGCTGCTATAACGGGTACAACAATTACAGGTACAAGTTTTGTAATTGGATCTGCAAATATTAATGAAGCTGACTTAGAAACTATAGATGATTTAACAGCAGGAACTGTTGCTGCTTCTAAAGCTATAGTTGTAGATAGTAATAAAGATTTTACAGGTGCAAGAAATATAACAATTACTGGTGAGCTTGATGCCGCTACTCTAGATATATCAGGTGATGTAGATGTTGACGGTACTTTAGAAACTGATGCGCTTTCTATAAATGGTACGGCAGTTACAGCTACTGCAGCAGAATTAAATACAATAGATGGTAATACATCTGCAACATCTACTACTCTTGCAGATGCAGACCGATTTGTAGTAAATGACAATGGTACAATGAAACAAGTAGCCTTGCCTGATCTAACTACTTATTTAGGGGGTAATCTAGGTATTCTTAGTAGTGTGACTGCTGTTGGTGCTTTAAACTCAGGTTCTATTACATCTGGTTTTGGTTCAATTGATACTGGCTCTAGCACTATTACAACTACAGGAAATATTACTGGTGGTAATATAATTATCAGTGATGGTGGTAACATAGGCTCTGCTAGTGATACTGATGCTATTGCTATTGCTTCTGGTGGTAATGTAACTGTATCACAAGACCTTATAGTTTCGGGTAATTTAACTGTATCAGGTACACAGACAGTTGTAGATACTGTAACTATTAACGCACAAAATGCTATAGTATTTGAAGGTGCTACAGCAGATAATAACGAAACTACACTTACTATAGTTGATCCTACTGCAGATCGTACAATTAGTTTGCCTAACCAATCAGGCACAGTTCCTGTATTAGCTGCAGCAAGTAACACAGCCATTACAGCTACACCTGCTGAATTAAACATTATAGATGGTAATACATCCGCAACTTCGACAACTGTAGCTGATGGTGATCGTGTTATTATGAATGACAACGGTACAATGGTACAAGTTGCAGTAACGGATTTAGCAGCATACTTTGACGATGAAATTACAGCTATGCCTAACCTTGTAACTACTGCTGCTACAACGGTAGGTGCTCTTAATAGCGGTAGTATTACAAGTGGTTTTGGTGCTATTGATAATGGTTCAAGTGCTATTACAACCACAGGCACTATAACTGGTGGTACTGTATCTTATGGAAATTTAACTGATGGTAGCATAACTATTACAGCATTTGTAGATGAAGATAACATGTCATCTAACAGTGCTACACTTATTCCAACACAACAGTCGGTAAAAGCCTATGTAGATACTGTAGCTAGTACATCTAACAACGTAACAGGTCTTAATGCTACAGGTGCAGAGCTAAACACAGTAGCTGACTTTTCTGCTGTAAGTGTAGACACAAGTACTGCAATAGCTAACAATGATGCTATACTTATGTTTGACAATGGTAACGAAATAGGTTATCGTGATGTAGACTTACTTGATACATACTTCTCAAGTACAACTAAAACACTTACTAACAAGACACTGACAAGCCCAACTGTATCTGGTTTGTATCTAAGTGACTCAGGCTTTACTGTAGAAGGTTCTAGTGCAGATGGTAATGAAACTACTGTAGCCTTTACTAACCCAAGTGCAGATCGTACTATTACATTCCCTAATGCTACAGGTACAGTTGCACTAAGTAATAGTAGTAGTGCTACTTTTGGTGGTGATGGTTCTAGTGGCGGTGTCACACTTCAAGATGGACGTATAGATATACGTACAGGTACAGGTAGTGTTGCAGCTATACGGTTCTACTGTGAGTCAAGCAATGCACATTACACTGAGTTAAAGTCTGCAGCACATAGTGCATATAGTGGCAACTTGTCTTTTGTTCTCCCTGCAGCAGATGGCTCAAGTGGACAGTTTCTTAAAACTGATGGATCGGGAAACTTAGCATTTGCTGCTGTACCAGCAAGTATTGGTGGCTCAACAGGCGTTGATTTTAATGATGATATTAGGGTCAGATTTGGTGCAGGTAATGATCTTCAAATTTACCATGACTCTTCTACTAACAAATCTCATATTACAGAAAGTGGATCAAGCCATTTAGTAATACAAGGTCAAGAGATACAATTTGATAACGCCTCTGGCACTAGCCTATTAAATTTAAGTTCATCTCAGGTTGAGCTACTCCATAATGGAAACCAAAAACTTACCACAGAAAGTGGAGGTATTAATGTAATAGGCAGACTACAGGTAAGTAATGCAAGTAATAGTGCAGGTTCTATTAAGTTTCTTGAAAATAGCTCAAATGGAAGTAATGCAGTTACACTTGCTGGCCCAGAATCTACAAGTGATATAACGTTTACTCTACCATCAGCCGATGGTTCTAGTGGACAGTTTCTTAAAACTGATGGATCGGGAAATTTAGCTTTCGCAGACGCTTCTGCAACAACATTTTTTGGTGCTTCTGAAGGGGCATCTAATGCTACAGATTCTACTGCAATAGGATCAAAGGCTAAATCAGATGTTATAGGAAAACTTGCTTACAGTACATTTAGTTTTGCAGGTTTAGCAGGTCAAGCTCAACAAGGATTATACGTTTTAGTTGCTGACACTACAGATGCTACAGCTACTGTAATGACTACTAATAATAGTTCAGCCTCTACAGACAATCAAATTATACTTAAAAATGATTCTGCAATGACTTTTCATGGCACTATTGTTGCAAGACAAGAGGGTGATGATGGTACAGATTGTGCTGGGTGGAAAATAGAAGGTCTTATTCGTAGAGAGGGTGCAGCTAACACAACTACACTTTTAACAGAAGTAGTTAACACATATTATAATGCACCTAATTGGGATGTTTCTTTAACTGCTGACACTACAAATGGAGGGCTTAAAGTTGAAATAACTGGTGCAGCATCTCACGATGTAAGATGGGTAGGTACTATAAACACATCCGAATTAGATTATGAAACTTATGTTTGGTATGGAACTAGAGGGGTATTTGCTGGGGGTTATGACAGTGGTGGTAATAGTAATGTTATAGATTACATTACTATATCTTCAACAGGCAATGCCACAGACTTTGGTGACTTAACTGTGGCTAGAAATCAATCTCCTGCTTCAATGTCAAATGGCACACGAGGTGTTTTTGCAGGGGGTAGGACATCTTCTGCAGTAAACACAATTGACTATATAACTGTAGCAAGCACAGGAAATGCTATAGACTTTGGTGATTTAACTGTGGGTAGGATGCAATCGGCTGGTGCTAGTAATGGTGTAAAGGGATTAATAATAGCTGGTAACTCTTCTGCAATTGCAGCCCGAACTGATGTAGATAAACTTACTATAGCTACAACAGGTAATGCCACATTATATAGTGGCACGACAGGTTCTGCACAAAGTTGTACTGGGTGGTCAAATGGAGATAGGGCTGTTTTTGCGATTGGTTACTCAGGTTCAGCTAAGGTTAATACAGTGGAATTTTTAAGTATTGAAACAGAAGGTAATGCTACAGATTTTGGAGATTTAACTGTTGCTAGAAATAATCACAGTGCAACAGGAAGCGCTACTAGAATGTTAGTTGTAGGAGGAGATACATAATGCCAAAATCAGATGTAATAGACTATGTAACAATGGCATCAGCGGGTAATGCTACGGACTTTGGGAACTTAACTGTTGCTAGAAGTGTTCCAGCAGCAGCATCAAATGGAACTAGAGCCACTTTTGGTGGGGGGCATAGTTCTTCGTCAGCTACTGAGGACACTATAGACTATGTAACTATTGATACTACAGGTAACGCTACTGACTTTGGTAATTTAAGTGTAGGTAGACAGGGTAGCGGTGGACTTTCAGGAACATAGTAGGAAAACATAATGGCTCTCACCATAAACCATCAGACTAACGACATTAGCAATGCTACTGGTACTATCCTTGTTAATGGCGTAGCCGTTGGTGGTGATAATACGCCCCGTTTTTGGTATGGTTCAAGAGGTGTATTTGCTGGTGGGTATGATGCTGTTGGAAGTGGTTTTTCCAATGTTATAGATTACATAACCATAGCTTCAACAGGCAATGCCACCGACTTTGGCAATCTTGTAGCTGAAAGAGGAAGATCGCCGTTTGGAATTTCAGATGGCTCTCGTGGGGTAGTTGGGGGTGGGTATAACTACACAACTGATATAGATTATTTTACTGTAGCTACTCTAGCGAATGCTGTAGATTTTGGAGACCTTACTACAGGTAGGCAAAGTCCAGCGAGTGCATCTGATGGAGTTAAAGGTATTATAATAGCAGGAACAAATAGTTCAAATCAGGGTATAACAAATGTAGAAAAAATTACAATAGCAACAACAGGGAATGCTACATCTTACAGTGGCACAGTACCTGCTGCTAAACCGCCACAGGGCTGGTCTAATGGAGATAGGGCAGTTTTTCATCTTGGGATTATATCTGCTCCTAGTTTTGCTATAGTTAATACTATAGAATATTTAAGTATACAAACAGAAGGTAATTCAACTGACTTTGGTGACATGACCGTTACTATTCAGGACAGGTATTCTACAGGCAGTACAGTCAGGGCTTTATTTGCAGGTGGCGCTGGCCCCTCCAATGTAATTGATTATGTAACTATGGCTACAGCAGGTAATGCTACTGATTTTGGTGATCTTACTGTTGCAAGACAACAACCTTCAGCGGCTTCAAACGCAGTCAGGGCTACTATTGCAGGGGGTTACAGTAGTTCAACTAGGTATAATACAATAGACTATGTGACTATAGATACTACTGGCAACGCTATAGACTTTGGCGATTTAACTGTTGCTAGAAAAGCAATGGCAGGTCTTTCAGGAACATAATATGGCATTAACAATTAATTATCAGACAGACGATATAAGCAACTTAACAGGGGCTACGACTTTTAATGGTGTAGCCGTTGGTGGGGATAATAGTCCTGTTTTTTTCTACGGTTCTCGTGGTGTATTCGGTGGAGGTAATCTTAATAATGGTAAATTAGACACCATAGATTATATTACCATAGCTTCAACAGGTAATGCTACTGATTTTGGTAATTTAACTCAAGGAAGAGATGGCACTACTGCCGTAAGTAACCGTACTCGTGGGGTATTTGGTGGTGGGAATGCAAGTGGTGCAGGTAGAGTAAATACTATGGACTATATTACCATATCTACTACTGGCAATGCTACTGACTTTGGTGATTTGACTGTAGGTAGAGATACACTTGCCTCTGCAAGTAATGGTACTCGTGGTGTATTTGGTGGAGGCAATTAATTTATGGGTCAGTTAAACACGCTAGATTATGTCACTATATCTACTACTGGTAATGCTACTGACTTTGGAGACTTAACTCAAGCTAGGTATAGTATATCTGGTGCAGGGGGTACTACTAGGGGTGTTTTTGCAGGTGGCTATGCTGATAATTATAGTAACGTAATTGATTATATTACTATAGATACTACAGGTAATGCTACTGACTTTGGTGATTTGGTTGTCACGTCAGACTCTATGGGTGGTCTTTCTAGTGAAACTAGGTGTGTTTTTGCGGGGGGTTATTACCCGTACATTAATGTAATGCAGTATATTACTACCGATACAACAGGTAATTCTACAGACTTTGGAGATTTAACTGTAGCTAGGACTTTAATGGCAGGTGCTGCTAATGGTACTAGAGGCGTATTTGGTGGGGGATTTAGTACAATATACGATACTGTAATTGATTATATTACTATAGCTAATACTGGTAATGCTACTGACTTTGGAGACTTAACTCAAGGTAGGTATGGCGCAGGTGGCTGTTCAGGAACATAATATGGCATTAACATTTAATCATCAAACAAATGAGATTAGCAATGACGGTGTTATAACTGTTGGTGGTGTAGCCGTTGGTGGTGACAATACTCCTAAATGGTACGGTGCTAGATATGTACACGCAGGTGGAGCAAGTACTGTAAATGTTATGGACTATGTAACAATACAAACAACAGGTAATGCTACAGACTTCGGTGATTTGACTGTTGGTAGATATTTAGGTGCAGGTACTTCAAACGGGAGTAGAGGAGTTTTTGGGGGAGGCTACACAGGAAGTAATCAAGATGTTATTGATTATATAACAATAGGTACTACTGGTAATGCTACGGACTTTGGAAACATGAGTGTTGCTAGAAGACGCATGGGTTCTTTATCTAATGGAACTCGTGGTGTATTTGCGGGTGGTGAAGGCGGTAATAGTAATGTAATGGACTATATTACTATATCTACTACAGGTAATGCAACAGATTTTGGTGACTTAACACAAAATAGTGCAGACGGTAGTGCTGGTGTTTGTGACGGTACAATAGGGGTTTTTACTACGATTGGCGACGATTTGTACAGAACAGAAAAAATTATTGTTGCTACAGCGGGTAATGCTACAGACTATGGAGCTTTGTCTTACTACTTTACAGACGCTACTAGTAATATTTCAGATACAACGTATGGTGTTTTTTGTGCGGGGCTAAATCAAGGTAGTGAATCTAGAATAGAAAGAATTACTATTGCGACTAATGGAAATGGTACTGACATAGGTGATCTGAACACTCATAACAAGGATATAGGTGGAGGAGGAGGAGATGCAAGTAGAGGGATAGTTGCAGGTGGGGATGCTTCAGCAAGTGGTCCTTCAAATGTAATTCAATACTTAACAATAGCTGCATCTTCTGGTAACGCTGTCGACTTTGGAGATTTAACACGGGGGGTTTACAGAGCCGCAGGTGGAGCAGCAGGAACATAAAAGGAAACTAACAATGAAAAAAGAATTAACAACCACAGAAGAATGGACATTTAGTTTACCAGCAGTAGCAGCAGACAAAATAAATACTGCTGCTGTAGCAAAAGTAAATCAGTTCTTACCAGAAATAGACGAAAAGACTCGTGCCTTTGATAGGCAAAACAGTCAACATACAATATCTCTTATGACTTTAACTATGTTAAACGGTCAGTCTCCTATGCGTATGCTACGTCAAGTTACTGCAGAGATTGACAAACGTAAGTCTGCACTAGCAGAGGCCCAAGTAAGCCATGCTAAATGTTTAAAAGAAATAGATCAGCTTGAGGGTGACATTGATATGGTTGCACAAGCAGAGTTAAGACAAAAAAGATTTAATCTGGAAAGACTAGAGTCTAAAATTAATGGTGCGTTTAAAGACATTGCAACATTAATAGATGCCTATGAAAATATAAAAGAAACAAACAACATTGATGAGTGGGATGAGGAAACATTTGAAGCTGAAGAAAAACGTCATCATGTTCGTCGTGGTTTTGAGCTTATGTATCGCAACTTACTTGATGGTGGTAGAGCACAGACAGCTACAATAGAATATTTACAACAATACGGTGTACATCCACAAGTAAGTCTAACAGAGGTAAGTGGTTATGTTACGCATACTGCTGAACGTATACAAAAACAAGACATACCTCACTCTAATGATCTAGAAGAGTTCTTAGATCAAATGGCAGATAAGTACTGTGTTAATGTGGATGTAACAGCAGAACGTATATTTGGTAAAGCTGACTTTGCTAACACAGAATACATGTTACGTTTGGAGAATAAAAAATGATTATTGAATATATGCTAGTCCGTGAAATGGATCTTAAACGCACTCCGTCTTGGATAGAAGATGGGGGATATTTTTTTGACGGAGACTATAATACTTATGTTGGTTACAGTCCAGATTTAGCAAACCGTGATTATTATGTTCCAGACACAGTAGTAACATTAACTCGTGCTGAATTAAAAACTAAATTACTGACTATGCATAATAGATATGGTCCTAGTAAAGGAAAATATCTTTTTACAGATGAAGATAATAATCCTCTAAACAATACTCAAGTAGAAGCTATGGCAGATACTTGGTGTGATGAAAGAGGGGAATCTTAAAATGTCTGACGATAGCTGGCACTTAAACAAGTCTGTACCAATTACACTGATTTTTGGACTAATTGTTCAGGGTGCAGCTATTGTATGGACAGTCTCTATGATGATGTCCGACATTGAAGATAACTCAGAAGAGATTATAGCACTAGAAGAACGTATAGGCAGGTTAGAAACATCTGTACACAATCAAGCAGTATCACTTGCCCGTATTGACGAAAATATAAAAGCAATAAGATCATCAGTAGAAAAGATGGCGAATAATGATTAATAGGATTTGCCACGATGATAGAAGTATTAGCTTTAGCAGGTGCAGTTACTAAGATAGCTGGTGCAGTTAGTTCTGCAGTTAAAGCTGGTAGTGACGTAGCAGACTTACTGCCTCACTTTGGTAAGTTAGCAAAGTTAGATAGTGAGATACAGTTAGCCGAAAAGGGTGCACATAAAGGCCCACTAGCTAGACTGAGTTCATCTGAAGAAGAAGGCTTTGCAATTGCACAAGCTAAGATGAAACACAAAGAATGCATGGATGAATTAAGGTCAGCTTGTCAGCTATATGGACCTCCCGGCATGTGGGATTTAGTTGTAAAAGAGCAAGCAGCAGCTAGACAAAGACACAAAGAATCGTTAGAATTACAAGCAAAGCAAAGAGACAGATTATTCTGGGGTATATCATTGGTAGTCGGAGTAGTAATCTTCGTAGGTGGTGTAGCAGGAATGATCTGGGGTCTTAATGAAGTAGTGAATGGATAATTAATATGGCAGAAGAAAACCAAAACGAAGAAAACCAAAATGAAGACGCTGTAGTACAGGGTCCGACTATTGAAGATCTTATGGCAGATAGAGCACTCCAACCTTCTTTGCCTTTTGGTGCTAAGGTTTCTCCTGTAGGAACTACTATAACGTCAAATCAATTACTTAGTACAACAGCGGGTGATGCTCCTACTGCGCCTACGGTAACGGCTGCTTCACCTATAACTGCAGCAACTGCAAAAGGACCAACAAAAACATCATTTTTCCCAATTCAACAAGATCCAAGAGCATTAGTTGGTTCGGGCAATAGTTTAAGTATACTTCCAACAGAGCCATCAATTTCTCCCGCAACAGTAGATCCAAGTACTGTTACACCTCAAGTAAGCACCGCATTACAAGGTGTTGTCGCAGAAACAGGAACTGTATCACCTGAAGCTCAAGTACAGGCGGCACAAGGAACTATACCAGATAGTAGTTTAGCTACTGCTATTGGTGTAGATGAAAAGTATATACAAGAAGTTAAGGCTGGTGCACGTACTGTATCTGCAGATGAAATTGCTAAAGCCGCTACTGCATTAAACATACCAATAGCACAAGCTCAAGCATTACTAAAACCTGTAGTAACTACAGAAGCTGTAAAGTTTGAAGAACCTACACCAGAGGTAACTGCTGTCACTGATTATGATGTAGGCAAGATGGGTGTAGCTGAAGGACAAGTAAAAGAAAATGAAGTTGTAAAAGCTGAAGGTGTAGGTCTTACTGCAGAACAAGCTGAAAATTCTATTAGTACATATCAGTCTACACTAGAGTCTGCACGTGGACAAGTTGCAGATGGTGAGACTATTACATCTCAAGACTATTACAATCTTCCCCCTGCAGATATTGCAAATATACAAAAAACTGCTGTAGAAAATGCCGCTACTGCATCTACTATTCCTCAAGCAGATATAGCTACAACATCTTATCAATCTACAATTGCAGGTGCAGAAGGCCGTGTGGGTGCACAAGAACTTATTGACGCTGAAGCACAGGGATTACAAATAGGTCAAGCTGTAGAGGCTGTTGCTGCTGTAGCTAATGAATTAAACACTGCAGCTAAAGCGGTAGCTGAACAAGGTACAATGTCACAGTATCTTGCAGAGGCTGCACAGGTAAACGTTACAGCTAAGTCTACTGTACAAGGTCAGATGTCTGAGCTTATGGCACAGTTTGAAAATGGTACACCTGTATGGGCTGCAGGTGCTATGAGAGCGGCTAATGCGGCAATGGCATCACGGGGTTTAGCGGGTTCTAGCATGGCAGGTGCAGCTATCGTACAGGCCACTATGGAGGCTGCATTACCTATTGCATCTGCCGATGCTAAGTTTTTGTATGATGCAAATATATCTAACGCTAACTTTAAGCAACAAGTAGCTCTATCTAATGCTGCAGCAAACCAAAACATGGAGCTTGCTAATTTAAATAACAGGCAACAGGTTGCGTTGGCTAATAGTACTAATGCATTTACACTACAAACACAAAGTTTGTCTAACGAACAGTCTGTTATTCTTGCTAATGCACAATTTAAATCTGCAGTACAACAGAAAAACTTAGATGTAAAAACACAAACGTCTTTAGTAAATGCTGCACGTTATGCAGAAGTAAATAATATAAACTTAAATAATACACAACAAGCACTACTGCAAAGGTCATCTGAAAACTTACAAGTTGATATGGCTAACTTGTCTAACACACAACAAACTGCGTTATCTAATCTTCAGGTACAGGCTTCTATTGCAGGACAAGAGCTTACTAATGAACAGCAGATGGCAGTGCTTGCTTCATCACAAACGTTTGAAGCTGCTCAGTTTGATGCTAATGCACAGCAACAGGCCTTTATGCAAGATGCACAATCACGTGCTGCACTTGAAGGTAAGTCTATGGATATTAGACAGCAGACAGCTTTGTTTAATGCTTCACGTGTTGCACAAGTAAACGACATTAATCTAACCAATGAACAGCAGGTAAAATTACAAGCATCTACTGAAAGTTTACAGATTGAAGTTGCTAACCTTTCTAACCGTCAACAAACTGCACTTGCAAATTCACAACTACGTGCAAGTTTGCAAGGTAAAGTTCTTGACAACAAACAACAGGCTGCTATAATTAATGCAGAGCGTTATGCAGAGGTTAATAATATTAATCTTTCTAATAAACAACAAGCGTTTATCCAAGAGTACTCTGCACGTACAGCTTTTGAAGGTCAGGCTATTAACAATAGTCAACAAGCTGCTATATTTAATATCTCAAGTGTACTTGAAGATCGTCAGATAGAATTAAATAACGAACAACAAACTCGTTTGTTTAATGCTACCAATACTATGACTGTAGATATGACAGAACTATCTAACAGACAACAGGTAGCTGTGGCTAACATGCAGGTAGAAGCTACGTTACGTAATCAAGAATTACAAAACGAACAACAGGTAGCCGTAATTAATGCTGAACGTTTTGCAGAGGCTGCTAATATTCAGTACACATCTGAGCAACAGATGACACTAGCTAACTCACAGATGATGCAGTCTGTTGGATTAGCAGAAATGTCTAGTGCCAACACTGCAACACTACAAAATGCAGCAACGTTAGCTAATATGGATATGGCTAATTTAAATTCTAGGCAACAAGCTGCTGTTCAAAACGCACAAGCATTCTTGAGCATGGACATGACTAATCTAAGTAATCGTCAACAAACAAATATGTTTAGATCTCAATCTATGCAACAAGCCTTACTGTCAGATCAAGCTGCAGAAAATGCCGCTGCTCAGTTTAATGCAAGCAGTGAGAATCAAGTAAATATGTTTATGGAAAATTTATCTGCACAAGTATCTCAGTTTAATGCAACTCAAAAAAATGCCGTTGCTCAATTTAATGCAGGTGAAGAAAATGCTGTAAACAAGTTTAATGCACAAATTGAAAGTCAGCGTGATCAGTTTAATGCATCTAATCAACTTGTAATAGCGCAGAATAATGCTAACTGGCGTAGACAAGTAGCAACAGAAGACACTGCCGCTCTCAATAGATCTAATGAGATTAATGCTGCAAACATGTTGGCTGTATCTAATACTGCATACGATAACTTGTGGAACTACTACTCCGATACAATGGAATATGTATGGACTAGTGCTGAAAGTGAACGTGAACGTACTGTAGATATTGCTATTGCTAACCTTAATAATGATGCAAGTGCTGCTGCTACTACTGCACAAAATGATTATAATTCATCTATAGCGTTTGGTAATTTAGTGGGTACATTGTTTACTTCAGATCTTAGTGGCAGTTTTGCAGGTTCGTTAGTTGATGGTATATTTGGGAGTAAAAAATAAATGTTTAATGTTTTTGCTGATGCATATAACAATATAAAAATGCCAGAGAAAAAAGAAGTAAGCTCTTTAGATAAAGCAAAGGGATTGCTGTCTCGTAATAAAGATACTATGTCTAGCGATACGTCTAATAGCGAACCTATGGAACGTGTGGCAAGATACGTAGCACAAATACGTGAAGATAGAATGAGGATTAAAGATGATAGAGACACCTGAAGTATCCCTCAATAGACCTACACCGGGTATGGGTATGACTGCTGAAGTAGGAAGTAGACCTTGGCAGAATCCACCACAGTACAACACAGTTGAGGAAGCTCTAGATTTTTATATACCTAGAATGACAGAAGAAAACTTTAATGACCAACTCCTTGATATTATGGAGATGGGTATACCCTTAACTACTATTGCTAATAGTATTCAGTCAGCAGGTGTAATGGAAGGTAAACATACTATTGATGTGGGTATGCTTATTATGCCTGTGCTTATTGAGATGATGGCATACATAGGTGATGACGCTGGCATTGAGTACGACACAGGTACAGAAATGCGTAAAGATGATGATCGCATATCTAGCAGTAAGATTGCACTAGCTATGAAGAAGATGAAAGAACGTTTACCTGAAGAGTTAAACTCTGAAGAGACAGTTGAGGTAGAAGAAGTACCAGAAGAAGTTGAACCACAACCAACTGGTCTTATGGCGAGGAGAGCATAATGGCATTTAATTTTGGGGGTTTTGCAGCAGGTGCAGCAGATGCGGTTACTACTCGTATACGTGTTAATGAAGATAGAATGCAAAAGCGTCTTGAGGAATCTAGACGTGAAGCAAGGGCAGTAAGATTACGTAAACAAGCAGAGCGTGAATCTGAAAAGAAAGCTACAGAAGAATTAGTTGGAGCTTTAAAATTTGTAGGTTACACAGACACTCAAGCTGCTGAAATAGCTACACAAGGAAAAACTGCTGGCGACTTGTATTTAGACGTAGGAAAACGTGCAGTTATAAATGGTGTAGACGTAAGTAAAAATTACAATATGAGAACAACAAATTCTGTAGCAGAACTTAACGAAGACGTAAATGCAGGAGCACCTGCAACTGGTACGTCTTTTGGAGGTTTTGATGCTAAATTTTTGCAAGAACAATATCAAGAACCAGATGAAATAAGTAACAGCTTTGGTTCTAGACTTGCTGTACTTTCACAAAAACAATTACAAACTAATGATCCTGATAAGATTGCTGACTTTGAACGACAGAAAACAAAAATACTAAAAGATTTAAGAACCATGAAAGAAGCTGAAAGTATTAAGGATGGTGAAAAAGGCCCGTCTTTTAACTTGGGTACTTTTCAACCTATCGTAAACTCTCAATTTAAAATGGAACTGATGGCTTTTGATATAGGTATGGACATGGAAGGTAATATTAGAACTAAAATGGAAGGTAAAGAAGCTCAAGTAGAAGTAGCCAGATTAAAAACTGCAGATTATCTTGAGGGCACATATGGTAGTACAGAAGATCCTATTTTATATGATGGTATTACGACGTTACGATCACAGGCTCAAGCTAATTTAAAAAGTTATGTAGATAGTGCTCAAACAGTTACATCTTTAAATAGTCAAGAGGATTTAAGAACTGGAAAGTTTAACATAGGAGAGGTTGTCAGCATACCCAACTTAGGAAGACTTGTATATACACAAGTAGTTAATCCAGCAACAGGAATACCTTTTTATTAATGGCTGAAACACTTTCCCTTTTAGACTATGTAAAGTCTAGAGATAAGGACAGTGACGAAGAAGATACAGTAGTCACACCTTCTCTACCAACTCAACCTGCATCACAAGATGGTGTGGGTTCTATGTCGTTAAGTGAATACACTTCTAAACGTGATGGTGATACTACTGCAACTATGTTCCCTGAAGTAGAAGAAGATGTAGATGAAGACCCTACACAAATAGACATGGCTACTTTTGGTATACCAAGCGCAGATGAAGATCCTGTACCTGAAGTAGAACCCTATGACCCATCCTTTAGGTCTGGTGCAGATCGTTTAGCTGAAGCAAAAGAATACTCTGGTTATATTCTTGTTAAAGATGAGAGTGGTGAAGACGTTGGTAAACTTATTAGTGAAGCTACAGACGAAGAAATAGCTGCGTTTGGCAAAGTAATAGCAAAAGATATAAGATCTGGCGAGGGTACGTATGCGGGTGAAGCTGGTGCTGCTGAAAAATTAATTAGTCTTCTTCCTGAATACGGAGGTGCTTTTGGTACTAAAAGGCTAATGGAACTTGGGGAGGCTATAAATATAGGAGGATCTGGAGCAGCAGATGCCATAGAACATACATTAGAAGCAATGTCTGAGAACTGGGCGGGTAGTTATGTAATAGATGGATTATATAAAGCTGCTTCTGCAGGTAGAAATCCTGATATATCTACTCCTAGAGAGCTTACAAATTTAATAATGGACACAACCTCTGGTGCACTAGAGTTTTCAGAAACTTTACCTGCTGTTGGCGTTCTTGGTAAATTTATATCTATTGCTAAATCTATGCCCAAGGCAGCAGCTAAAGGCCTTGTAAAGAAAACTATAAAAGAAACTAAACAAAAAAAGATTGCAGAACGTTACAACGTAGGCGGTGCTCGCATTGCTACTATGGAAGCTGCAGAAGATGCACGTATTGCTGCTGCTAAAGTTGCGGATGCAAACAAAGACATAGCGCAAGAGCTTATCATTGCATTTGAAGACAAGGTAGGTAGGACTGTATCAAAAGAAGTCAATGGTGTAAAAACACTTGACTTTGATTTAGCACGTGAGGCTGGTGAAGACATTGCCCGTACCGTTACAGAACGTGATGGTGATCTGTTTGATCTAGCACTAGGTGACGATGTAATCACAGATCCTATACTGCAGCCAGATAAGTTTAATGGTATTGTTGCTATTGCATCTGACCTTAAACGTAAAAACCCAGAGGCATTTAATAATAATAAAACTATTATAGATAACTTATTTGAATTAACAGTTAATAAAGATCTTATTGGTGGTCAAGAACTGATAGATGATCTTAATAGGTACGGCTTATCGTTTGAAGACTACGTACTTACTGTAGCTGGTTCAGGATCTAAAGCTGGTAAGGTACTAAACAAACTATCACAGATAGCTCGTGTTAAACCAGACAATATCAAAGCAGATGCTAAACAAAAAGAATTACTAGAGCAACAAGGCAGCATACGTAATGGTGTTATGCGTGTTGAGAATGTTCGTCGTGGATTACTTGTGTCACAGATTGCTACTGCTGCCCGTAACCTTACGTCAGGTGGTGTACGTGCGCCACTAGAAGGCTTAGGTAATGTAATGGACAATGCCCTATATGAGTTTAGTCAGCCTATTGGTAAGGGAACTGGTGGCTTCTTAGGTGCAGGTAAGCAGTTAGTGTCTGGTGAGAACTGGAGAGACAGTTTCAGACACATGAAGTATATGTTTGATCGTCCTGATGTAGCCAAGGCGTACACTGATCTAGTTCTTGAACAACCACAGTTGGAATCACAGTACAACAGAATGTTCAATAACCTTAATGAAATACAAGAGCTAACAGGTAGAGGCAAAGGCGGTGCAGTAGATAATGTACTCAGTGGTCTTGAAGATGTAACTGATGTACTAAACACACCCAACCGTTGGCAGGAATATCTTATTCGTAGGGGTGCATTCTTTGGTGAGCTTGAACGTTTAACTAGGCGTGAGTATAAGATAGATCTTATTGATGCACTACAAGAGGGTAAGCTAAAAGACTTGCTGAATGATGCAAGCTCTATAAAGCCAGAGGGTGCTAGATCTTTTATTAACATTGTAGATGATGCTGTAACAAAGTCACTAGATATTACGTATGCAAAACAACCTGATGTACCTGTGTTTCGTAAAACGTCACAGTTTATAACAAATAATTTTGGCACAATCCTACTTGAATTTCCACGCTTTATGTTTAACAGCATGGAGCTTATGGGTCAGTATGCAGCAGGTGCATCAATACCACTGACAAAGAAGATGACAGAGCTTGTTACTCTAGGTAAGTATAAAGCACCTCTTACTGCTAAAGATAGACAACGTGTATCACGTAACCTAACAGGTATGGCTGCAGTTGGCGCAGCATATATGTACCGTACAAGTGAAGAAGCACCCGCTGAGTTTAATCAGGTTGGTGTATCAGACGAAACACAAGCAGACACACTGCCACTGTATCCTGTGCCACAGTACTTGTATCTTGGTGAAGCAACTAAGCGTTTAGAAGATGGCACATTCAATGATTGGTTTGACGCCAAAGAGTTTGTGGAAACATTTGCTGGTACTAATCTACGTACAGGCACAAGCAATGCAATCCTAGAAGAAGTGTCTGCCTTTGCTGATGCTACTGACCTTACTAAAGGTGAAGGTATGGGGCGTTTAGCTGGGCGTACACTAGGCAACTACTTAGGCACATGGGCTGTACCCTTCGCACAAGTGATAGAAGCACAGAGGGCTGCAGGTATACGTGGACTAACATACAAAGATGCTGCAGAAGATCCTACGTTAGACTTCATGGGTACGTTTAAACGTGAGCTTGTACGTCCTATGGCACAACGTGGTGTTCTTACTACACCAGAGGAAGAGGCAGAGCTACCTGAACGTTCATTCTTGTTTGCTGAAGACACTACAAAGAAACGTGTAATGCCACTGGCTAGGTTTGGTTTGGGTTTAAACCTCAGTGAAAAAGATAATGAAGCTGGTGAGTACCTGTCTAGGATGGGCTTTAAAGATTACAGACTAGGCAGTACATCTAAAGTACCTAGCATCAAACGGTTTGAGAATAAGCTACTGGGTGATCTAGTACCTACTGTAGTTGAAGCAATGCAGGGTGTTGAGGAGTATTATCGTAATGACTATGCTAGACAATCAGATGAGTTTAAAGCAAAAGTAAAAGAAGAAAAGTATATTAATACTAATTTAAAACCTTTAATAAGAACAGAGTTTACTTCTATAAAAACTGCATTACGTGAGGGTAGTATTAAAGAGGGTGACGAATACACAAGAGCCATTGTTAGGTATCGTAATCTACGTCCTGACTTACGTAAGATGGCAACGTTAGATTTCTATAAGTATTATCCTGATGATAAGCTAGATGTTCTAAACACAGAACATATAAACAGACTAATAGGAATAGCAGAAGCTAGGAAGTAAAAGAGGGGGCAATTAAGCCCCCTTTATTTTTGTTTATCGTGTGTCTCCACTGCCGCCTATAGTACCTGCAGTTTTTCTAGCACTTAGCTTTGCCTCATTCTGCCCAGCTATCATACCCAGCGTAAGGTTTAGGTCAGTAGCTAGTGCAGCACAGTACCACAGTACGTCACCTATCTCACTGGCTATGTCCTCTCGCCATGTCTCAGGGCGTTTGTCAGGCCCATCACGTACAAGCTTCTTTACTTTGTTAGCTACCTCACCTGCCTCACCAGCAAGACCCAACGCAGGGTAGAGGATCTTGTGTTGATCAGGATAGATAGCAGTCCTAGATGCATTACGTTGATATGAATTAAAATCAGACATGCTGTACTTCTCCTGTAGAAACTGCTCCGCTTCCTGCTTTAGTTTGTTCATACTTTAATACTCTTTTTAATTGTTCAAAGTAGGCTTTATTAAATCCCCTCTCCCACTCTCTGCACTGCATTGTATCCTTGTGAAAGGGATTAATTGTTTTCCCACGTTTGAAGGCTGAGTAACCTTGATCATATTGAAAGCGCAATGGTGCGTCATACTTACCAAGGCCACGGTCTTTTCTGTTAGTTCTTTTTATCATAAGAAACTCCTTATGCTACGTTGATTAAAGTTGCTTCGGTGTAGGGTACATGGTAAAATTGTTCACCAGCATAGATGTTACGCCCACGTGCCTCACGTAGTTTGTCATCTGTCAGTAGTGAGCTATCTATACACCAGCACTTGTCCATGCTGTTGCTGAATATATAAAACTGTAGATTATCATGCTTAGATAGTAACTTCTTCTTGCGCTCAAGTATACGTATCTCTGCCCAATTGGTAGGCCACTCACCTACCCACGCAGTCTTTACTTCAGCTTCACTGTAATATTTTACTCCATCTTTTTGTGTTACAACATCTGCATCGTATGACTCTGTGCTATCCACAAGTTCGTGACCTTCACCTATAAGGTGAGTGATCAGTGCTTGCTTCGCAGATTCGTCATACTTAGCGTAAAGGTCACGTGAGAAAGGTTTTCTGTAAGCCATGTCTTACTCCGATTCTGTTTTAGTTTCTAGGGATTTGCGTAACTTACCAACAAGTAGCTCGTTAGATATTTTTAAACTATTCGACTGATAGTTTAATTGGTTCTGGATATTTGAGTTATATGTAATCTCATTTACCCAGATGTTTTGTTCCTTAGTAAAGTCATCTGTTTCATACTCTACTTCGTCTAATGTTATCTTTACCATAGTGTTTCTCCTTATGTGGGTGTTGGTAACTGTATGCAGTATGTAACTGCTGTTGCTTCTGGTGCAGGTTTAGTGCTCACTAATCTTTCTTCCATTGGTGCTGCTACTTTCCTACAACTAGCGTAGTCTGTGAATAATGTATGATAAGATTGTATTTTCATCTCACCTTGAAAGGTCATAATGAGCACTAGAACATACATTAGAACAGACCTGAGACTGTATCCGCTACCAACGGGATAACAAAGTCTGCTACTACTATTGCACCTGCAAAAAACGTCATTATTTCAAACATATTATATCTCCTTATGTTATATCTACCATTTCACACACGTCACCAGTACAAGCCATGGTCTGCATTGCAATAGTGTTATCGTCTTTCTCGTACTCAGACAGCCCAGCCCAATTAATCTTCTTAGGCATACACTTTAATAGCACGTTGTATGTTTCTTTGTCTACTTCTTGATAGGGTGCCTGTTGATATGTATGTTCAGAGTGTGGTAAAAAAGACACACCTGACATTTCATCAAAGTATTTGTACACAAATGCGCCTACTTCCATCCACTCTTCCTCACGTACAGAGATTGTAACACTAGGTTTGTGTTCACAGAAATGTCTCTGGTATATAAGCCACATCTCTAGTTGCTCAATGGCGGTCATGTCGTTACGTGTTACTGACTTTGCGGGTGACTTAACAGGAAAACTAAACACTGTAGTAGTATCACCCTTCATAACGCATGGCTCACTAGGTATGCCCTGATCCATCATAAACTTTGTCAACGGATCTTTATTATCACCACGGACAGTACGGATATAATGGGTACTGTGGCGAGCATGTATGCCACTGGCACTATCCACCAGTTGTGAGACTGTTCCCGATGGTTTGACGCATGTAATTGCAGCAGCAGCAGGTATATTAAGACGGTCAGCCCATTCAGCATTAGTAGATACAGCGACCCCACGAAGATGTTCAAGAGTACTCTCCAATCCTTTGTTACTTAATGTCATCAGAGGGTTGTCCATTATCCCTGTGAGTGACACACCAAGCAGTCGTTCTTCTTCTGTATTGGAAGACCACACCTTTCGCAAGTATGGGAACTTGGTGTAGGTTGACTGGATAGTTCCCAGAATTGTTGCCAAACGGATTTTTCGCTCAAGATCTGCCAAAGTGTCTGTAGCACGTACAACAACTTCCGTAAGATTACAGAACTGATATGGACGAAGGATGATCTCGCTGCATGGATTAGTTCCAAACTCGTGATCTGGATCTCTACGCCCAAACTTCTTAGCTTGGTTCTTAGCTGCTTGACGATTGTATACACCACGTTCTCCTGATTTACTTTCAACTAATGCTTGCCACTCACGCATGTATGTTTCCATGTCTGGCTTCTCTGTATAACTAACACTGTTGTTGGCTAATGCACGATGTGCGGAAGTTTCCCACCACTGACCTGACTTAGCATAGCGCATACGATCATCAGATAAGTTAGACAAACTAATCATGGCTGACCTACGTACACCACCTACAACTACAATCTGACCAATGAAACACATAAGATCGTGACACTCTAGGCTAGACAACTTACGTCCTTGTGCAGCTTTAAATATGGTTACAGCAAAGTTAAACAACTCTACCAACGGTGCGGGGCCACTGGCTCTGCCACCAAAAATCTTTAATCGTGCGCCAGCAGGACGTACTTTAGAGACATCCCACTTAGGGATTTCACCAGCCCAAAGGAGAGCAAGCACTTGACGGAACGCTTTAGCCCAACCTTCCTTACTATCTTTGACAACGACTGTGGTATCACTGTCGAACAACTGAGGAACTTCAGGGAGCTTAGATATAAACTGCCTCTCGACACTGAAGCCGACACCAGTACCACACAAGAGGATGAACATAGCCTCGTCGAAGGACTTAGGGTCATCTACGGGTAGGTAACTGCAGTTGTACCCTGCAGTGTTATCACGCTCTAGTGCCGTACCAGCGGTCATCATAGCTCGCATAGAGGGCATAACCTCTAAACTAAGAATAGCCTCACGTATTTTGTTTACATAGCTGTCATCGCCAGCTTTAGTACGTACAACGTTATCCATGTAACGTTCTACTGTTTCATCCCATGCTTCTCGTCTACCTTCTGTGTCAAGCCATCGTGCATATCGTGACTTGTGAATGAAGGATTGATAGTCTGTTGGTAAATAGTTATCCATGTACATCACTCCGTTATTAGTTTCATTGATTTAATTGTCATACCATCTACATCGTAGATAAATTCCTGTAGTGCATCCTTTATTTCTTCATCGACAAAGCCATCCACAGGAATAGGATATTCGTCTTCGTCTAGTTCTAGTGTAAGAAAGACTTTAACTATCACCGTTCTCTTCCTCAATTAATTGGTTCAGATACCACTGTGCTTTCTGTAAGTCTTCAATGCCATTCTTGTACCTGTAACGCCAAAGGTATTTCATAATATTACCCTGCAGATAATACTGAAAACCTTCCTCACCAGTTGCTGCACGAATGGCATCAATGCATTCTACTCCTGCAAAGTTGTAGTGCTCTGGTGAGTTTACCATATCTGTATCTGACATACATATCTCCTCTAATTAAACTTTACTTTAACTACGTTATCTTCAACACTCTCCACTGTAGCCTTTGGTGTGTTGTCCTCCTCATCTTCTAACACATCATTGACATACTTGGCAAGGGTATCTCGTATGTCAGTATCTTCTTCCATAGCTGGAATGGATGCACAAACCATGTGACACAAACGCATTATGTTTACGTAGTCATCGTCTGTAGTTGTGTTCTCTCCTGTAGTCACAGTACCTACCATCAACTCCCCTGTCCAGTTACCCTTCTGGTCTAGGAAAGGTGAGATACGTACAATAAAATCATTTGGATCAAAGTCCATGAATACTTTTTCTTCTGCCATATTATTTCCTCTTCACTTTCTTGAATGGGAAATGTATTAGATCAGGATGCATATCCTTACCCTTTTCATTTAACCAATCTTCTGGGATGATCCTATCATAAAATAAAATCTTATTTCTTTCACACCACTGACCATAGGTTGTCTTTGCACCCTTACTCAGCTTACGTCTACTACTTTCAAACACAAACCTAATGTCTAGCTTGGGATGCTGTTTCTTAATAGCGGCATGTTTACGTCTATCATCTGATGTAAACCTACCTTTAGTTTCTATTATGATCCCATTAGGTAACACAAAGTCTGGGGTATAGGTGCGGTACATAAGATCTTCCCATTCAATTTTGATGGCTTCGTACTTGACACGAACATTACGTTCTACCAAGTAGTCTTTTACTTTGATCTCTAGCCCACTCCTATACCCATGCTTCAAGGCAGCGGCAAACTGCTTGCCATTCATTAGATACGCCACAACCCATTCCAAGGACTAGGCAAACTACTTATAGTAGACACACCCAAGGATCGTAGCTCTTGTCTAACTGTCTCTTCTGCAGCCTTACGTACTTCCATAGCAGATCGTAACCCTGCATACTTAGCCTCGTGCAAGGCTTTCTTACGCTCAAGAAGATCTTGTTCCATAGCATTGATCTGTTCTTGCATTTCTTTTATTTCATCATCACCTAGCATTTAATACTCCTTTACTTCTACGTATGCCACAATGGGTTTTACCTTGGCCTGAGATACTTTAGATGGTAGCTCTTGTAGCGTATGGTAACACTCAAACCTGTAGTCACAGAACTTACAGTTACTGTTCAATATTTTATTGCCAGATGCCTTGCCCCTGAATGTCTCAGGCACAGGATCAAAGCAACGCTTGAACTCGTTAGCGTTTACTGTGTCAACAGTATCTTCTAATGTAGTAATCTCTGCATCAATGTCAAGACCATCTGCTGGAACATATTTAATTCCACCGTTGGCTTTGTTTACTACCCACCAGCCACCTGCTTTCTTACCTGCAGCTTTAGCGTAGCCAGCCAGTTGCCCTACGTAACCAAATGGATCACTGTCCTTTAGTGTTTGGAACGATTCAAACTTGTTTCTGTATGACCAGTCCGATGCAGACTTAACGTCATCGACTGCCCCATCCATCACAAGATCGTATGATCCCTTTACGGTAGTCTCTCCTAACTGTAACTCAACAAAGTTGTCATCGTCTTCATACTTAACTCCTGCTTCTGTTATGATACCCTTGAACGCTGCCTCTACTATGTCACCTAGAAGCATGTTCATTACGAATGTTGTCGGCTTGGGCAATGCCTTCTCTGGTTTATTCTTTGCAAACCAAAGCTGACAAGTCGGTCTACCTACATTAGACATACGTAGCCGAAACTTGTCACGCTTATTGCCCCCACCGAACTGGCGCTTTACAGCATCCATTACATCTGCACCAATCTGTTTGATTGTTTCTTCCGACATTGTTGATTTACCAGATGTAGCATCTTCAAGATACTGATTGATTGCCAGTTCAGCAGGATGGTTCATTAGACAAAGTCCTCTGCGTCAATGTCTACGAACTCTTCCACAGTATCTGTGTCAACCTCTTCATTCTTGTGCATGTTTTCATTCCATGAGTTGAGGATATACGTATTGTAATTCTCAATCCATGCAACAAAGTTAGCAAAGTTCTCCTGTGCTTCATTGTCCATGTCCAACGTATTGTTCAAGTCCAGTGAAGTGTTAGGCACATAGAAGCTGCTACCATTTGGTAACGGTACTTCTGTTGTGGTGAGTGACACATAATGCTGTGGCGGCAAGCGACGCATCTTTGACAGCTTAGTGAATACTTCACCCACTGTTTTGAATGCGTCACGGTTGTCAATCTCCCAGATGAACGGGGTAGACTCCACGTCAACAGAGTTACCTTGATCGTCTGTAGGATTGACCAGTTCAACGACACCAAACAATGCACGAACACGCTTGATTGATTTGATCAAGTCTTTCATGTTGTCTGGTAGTGCAGCCCAATCTTTGATAAAGCCAGCAGGTTTACCACAGTTAAAGCCGCCATCGTTGTCTTTCATGTCATGGTTAAGATCATTACCCATAACAGTTTTGACATAGCGGTTTGGTCTTGAGTCATTACCCATAACAAACTTCTTATGCATGAAGCGTTGTAGGTAAGGACGAATGGACACACTATCAGCGTAGTATGTAGGCCCATCAGGGATCTCTAGCTTGTAGGTGCCACCACTTACAACCTCTACGTTCTTCATCTTACCAGCAATCTCTTGCTGACCCATGATAGGTGAATGGTGAATACGTAAACGTGCAAGTGTACTTGCTTTAGATGACTGCTGTGCAGCATCTGCTCCCATGCCCATTACTTGGGCCATTGCTGAGAAATTGTTTGTGTCGATTGTTGCTACTTGATTCATATTAAATCTCCTTTTCATTGTGACGAATGGTGGTTATATCATATTACATCTTTTACGTCAAGCCAATTCGGACCAATCTTTGCCTCTAATAATAGAGGTACATTGAAATCTATGTTCCACTTACGGTTGACGATTGCGATTAGTTTATCATTAGCTGTGCTAATAACCTTTAGTACTTTGTCCTTCTCATCTGGGTGCACATCAATCACAACTGAGTCATGTACACTATTTACTACACAACTGTGTAGCCTGTTTGCTGTTAGTAACCTATCTATGTATATCAAAGATATGGGTACAATGTCAGCGGTTGCAAACGATTGCACTGGATAATTTTTTATCTGTGTGAAAAATGTCACACCCCCAAAGCGTCTACGTACTACGTCAGGGAATGCGAACTCACGTCCAGAAGGTGTAGTGATCTTGCCTGTGTTCAATGCTTCTTTGGCTAGTGCTTCATGCCACTTGGCAATACCAGAATACTTTGTCGTAAACTGTTGGTAGTATGTCGCTTCTGCTTGTGACCTACCGAAACCACTGGCACCATACAAAGGTGCAAACGTATGTGCCTTAGCCTCTTGCCGTGACATAGGCTGACCTGCATCACTGATGACCTGTGCAGTGTAAGCGTGTACATCAAAGCCAGTAGACACTTCCTCAATAGCAGTCTTGTCTTGTGCAAGGAATGCTGCGACACGAAATTCTAACTGGGCCATGTCAGCTTCCATAATCTGACCACCTTCCCAACGTGACGTGAATACACGCTTGACAGGAAACGTACCACCACGTGGCATGTTCTGCATGTTAGGGTCTGCACCTGATAAACGGCCTGTGCCAGTGCGGTGTTGCAGTAAACGTACATGCAGTCTACCGTCAGTCTTTACATGCGTTGCTATGCCCTCTACAAAGCTGCTGAGATATGTCTCTACTGCAGACAATCTACGTAGGTTCTGTAAGAATAGCTCTGCCTCTTTCATACCTTTGGAACGTGCAATGCCCTCAAGGTATAGCAAGTTACCTTTGTCTGTACCAAAGCCATTGGAGCTTACCCACTTGGCTGTAGGTGGTGAGAACTTGAGGCCAGCTAGGGAAGTAGAGTCAGTATAAAAGAAACCGCTTCCAGTACAAGTATTACATTTATTAGTTCTAGCAAAGGGAGTTCCATCTTTCTTTACCTTTCTTACCTGACCAGTGCCATAACATTCCTTACACTGGTGTGCTTTCTGTTTATACAAACGCTCACTGTGTAAGCGTACTGTACTACGATACTCTGTGTCAGGCATACGTTCATCAAACAAGTCTGCCCACACCTTTTTGTCATGTGGCCTACGGCTGTAGATAACCCATGACTTTTGCTCTGGGCTGTTGAGATTGATGGGTCTGTCACCCATAAGATCTGCAACCTGTTCCTCTAGTGCAATTGAAAGTACGTTACGCTCATGTTCAAACTCATCACGCACCTTCAACAGTGCATCCATGTCTACTTGAAAGCCACGCTGATAGATACGTGCAAGGTGTATTGCAAGCTGGTTAGTCAGAGTGATCGTTGGTTCTAGTGAACTGCACTCCTCGTACTTCGTCTGCAAACGATTGAACAATTGCTGCGTAGCATGTAAGTCATGTGACAAGTACTCAGTCAACTCAGCATGTGGTATGTCACGAGTAGACAAGCCTTTCTTGAAGTATTCTTTGAGTGTATCCTGCTTCTTAGTGTCAAGCTCGTAGCGTTCTGCACATGCCTCAAGTGACAGTAGCTCTTTCTGTCCACGCTGCAGTACGTACTCGCCTAGCATGGTATCAAAGATGTCACCGTCATAAGTAAAGCCTGACTCCCACAACCATACAAGATCGTGAGGGGCATTGTGTGCAACTAACAGGCGGGTAGAGTTCAGTGCATCCTGAACAATACGCCGCCCATCTGTGGTGGGTTGTTGCTCTGCGTGATCAAACGTTACAATCGTTTCATTCATGTGATCATCTAGCATACCCACCATTACAAGTGTGTTGTCTGGTTCAAACGGATCAAGGTGCATCTTGCCGTTGCGTTTAGTTACTGTGTTTTCTACGTCGAGGGTCAGTATCATGTTGTCTCCTACTTTATATCTCCATCGTGCCAATCATCCCATGTATCTTGTTCGACATTGTATAGACTGTCAAGATCATCGTGAAACTTTTTATCCATAGCGTATGAATCTATGGCATTTATACACTCCTCTAGTGTTAGGTTGTTGCGTACCATAGCATTGTGTAAACGTATCTCGCATATTGATTTTGATGTAGTCATATTAATAAGTCTCCTCTCAGTAGAACGTTCTCTTTCTTCTTGTGTCATTGACCTAATCACTTGTAACTCCTATACAAGGTAATAAGATAGTCTGTTTACAGTAACGTGGGAACTCGTCATACGTCATAGCAATCAATATAGGTAGACCTGCTATTATAAATGCGACTATAGCTGACGCCTTGATTGCACCGTTAATGTTACCTCTCATCATTCATTCTCCCTTAATGCTTTCCATGATACAGGGAACAACTTAGCCATCTCTGTGTCAATGTGCCCAGCTACAAGCTGTGTCTCGTACTGTGTGTCAGGCTTGCAACGTAGATTGCACATGTCTGCAAATGCATCTAAGCTACCTGACCAGTACCACTCAGTTACCATGCTCTGTGGCAGTACCATACGTGCTTGCTCTGGACACACACCTTGCCTCAATAATTCTCTGTAACACTCTAAAGATCGCCACACTGCTTGACCTATAATGGGCTTATTAGCTACCTCAACTACACCAGTGCTACCTTGTTTGGCATCTACACTACGCCCACGCCACTCCGTAGGTAAATAAAACTCAGGCTCACTATCCACATACCTGCGGCTTATTTCATTCCATCGTAGAAACTTGTGCTTGACAAGTTGACGTGCTACAAAGACAGGTGCTTTTACGTGGAAGGTTGCAAAGCAATGCCCAAATGGGCTGATGTGCCTGTGCTTGGCTAAGTAACGTATAAGCTTTGCATCCTTATCTTTCAAGGTAGGTGGACCCCATACGTCACTCGTATCCATCTCACTACGCTTACCAAAGCTCACTCGTGCTGCATTAGCTACAGATAAGTCTGTACCCATGTGGTCTACGTAAAATGTTTGTATCATTTATTTACCTCACTAATTATTATCCATATAATACCACAAATTAGAAACAATAGTATCATAAGTGCTGTTAATGCTTCACTCATCATTCTATTTCCTTTATTATACCTATTGCTTGCTGCTGTGTCAGCTTAAACCATTCACCGTTGTCATGTTTATTCCACGGATGTTTAGTATTAAATGTTGCTGCAATGTGTGCTTTCTTCTCTGCTGTATGACGGTCTTCAAAATAAACTGAGTGCACTAATCTGTAGTCACGCATGGGCGAACTTGTTTGATACCCATTCAGTCGATCTTGTGCATCGACAGCCTTGCCAATCTTAACCCACTCAGGCCATGCATCATTTACAATTACATACACATGTCCTGCTTTTTGATTGTCATATAGCGCCTTAGCAAATATACCAATATCTTTTGGGTTCATTCTATTAAAGACAAGACGATCAATCTTACCGCCTTGTTGTAGGTATCCGTTAAGAGTTCTGTACTTACGTTTGTAATATACAAGTCCTTTTTCATTTAAGTGATGATTAACCCCTACTTTACGCCAGACTGATCCATCCCAACGTTTTCCATCTTTACGTATTGTTCCACTTTCTATCATGATACATACCTCTCATATAAGTAAATGTCTTGTTTTTCTCCCCATTCTTCCCATGTTTCATATCTTAAAGGATATTTATTATTTGCATCATATATGTAATCGTGCAAATACTTCATAGCCCTTTCGGGTGTTTCAAAAAATTCAGTGGTCACTCTTTCTACGGGGTTGTCATATTCCGGCTCCCACACATCATAAGGAATAACTAATACATATTTCATTATCCAATCGCTCATGATACATACCTCGCTATCTTGTATTCAAGATCTGTGTGAACAATGCCATGCCACCCAGATAGTTTGTTCTTTACCACATTGATGTGACGTTGGTTGTCTTCTTCCTCTTGACCCTCAACTGTTGGGTTCTTAGAAATCATAATCATAAGGTCAGCTTCTGCTGCCTTACCAGTACGTGAACCTTCCATCATAGCTTGGTTGAGTACAACCTTACCTTCTGCTTCTGCAGATAGCTGAGACATGTAGAACATGGCACACTCTTGCTGCTTGGCAATCTGTCGAGCTTGTATGGCATTAGCCTTGAGTGCCTCATCAGGACGTGAGAAGCCAGCAGTACGGGCAAACTTGTCACCCATGTCTAGTATAACTACGTCAGGTTTGTATGACTTGCACACAGACTCAACCCAGTTCATGTCACGTCCTGTTGCATCCTTGAACATGATCTTGTCACGTATCTGATTGAATGTGTTCATGGCTTGCTGTTTGTTCTTGACGATTTCAAACTTGTCCATTCCTGTAGCTGCTGTGATGTAACGGTGAGCCACACGATGATAGCCTTCCTCGTTACACAACACAACAACACGTGCACCCTGCCATGCAAAGCCATTAGGCCCAGCTACAAGTGAGGCATGGAAGGATGTCTTGCCTGTGTTAGGACGTGCACCTACCTCAATCAAGTGACCAGCGTTGATGCCCTCAACTTTACGTGTCAACGTAGGTATGTTGAATGTCCACTGTGATTCAAGGTCAGTCATAGCAAGGATAGTATCAAGGTCAATGTCTTCCCAATCAATACGTAGGTTGGGTGTGAAGTCATCGCCATACTGCTCAAGCATCTGACGTAATGGCTCCAGTGTAGACTTGCTGCCATTCACATAGTCAAAGCCAAGGTTGGCAATGTCCTCACCAATCACCTGTTGAAACAGCTTAGATAGCACCTCTTGTGCTACGTCACTGCCCATTGGCTGCTCCTTGCTTACCTGCCCAAACAGGTGGCTGTAGGCAGTCTTCTGTGCAGTTGTGAGAGTGGGGTTGTTCGCCATAAACAATGCCTCAATCTCTGCTGGTGTAACTGTACGCTCATAGCGATCCATAGCAGTGTCAATAGACTGCTTGATCTTACGTACATCTTTACTGAATAGTCTGTCAGGACAACGTGCACCACGATGCTCGTCATAAAAGTCTTTGTCCATCAGACTACGTATCAATGATAATTCCATGTGTTAGTCTCCTAGTGTTGTAAGTTTTTCAAAGTCGGTAGGGTTACGGTATTTCAAATCGTCACGCAAGTACAGTATCTTGATAGTGTCTACGTACTGACGTAGCTCTCTTGCAAACTGCAGTGTCTTAGGTAAAGCATCGGGGTCTAATGCAATTATTGCTGTTGAGAACTGCGACAAGTACCTCTTGTGTCCAGTGGACAATGATGTACCCAACACTGCGACCCCGACATATACACCACCATCACCTACAATAGCAGCACTCACGCAGTCCTCAACAACTACAGCCGTTTTACCACGTCCAGCAGCGTATGGCAAGTCACTTTTACCATACCTTTTCCACTTAGGTATACGTTTACCAAGTGATCTGCCTGTGGCATCGACTGCAACTCCATTGTGTACAACAGGGAACACCACACGATGTTCCTTAACGTCATACAACAAGCCTAAATCTTGTGGGTCTAGCTCCCACTGGTCACAGAAATCTTTGATCTTTGAATCATCACGCACAAACCAATCTGGTTTTGAGAATGTTGATACATGTGTCTCTTCTGCAACACTACCCAATGACTTACGTATGTCATCAGCAGTCAGTTGAGTACGTGTGCCACCCGACACACTGCACCCAGCTTTGTAACAGTTCCATATGATCTTACCCATATTATTAGTAATAGTAAATGTATTCTTAGTATTACATGCAGGACATGTCATACGTTTAGTCTCACCATTAGCTAGTCCTAAGTCATGTATAAGATCATCCATATTCATACTGTATCACTTTCTATGTTGTTCGCTCCACTCAAGGATACACTTACGTTTCTCTGTGTCAAGGCACTATTTGCACTAGTGTAAGTATGTTTCATGTATGGTTTCACAGAAGACACATGATTGTGCCCTGTCACTGCCATAACTTGGGGCAATGGTACACCTGCATCTACCATCTGTGTCACACCAGTCCTACGTAAGTCCATAAGACGTAACTCTTCGGGTAGTTTAGCTAGACGCATTACCCTTCTACCCACTTTGGATAGCCTCTCCATAGCATAAGGGTTATAAGTACCACCCGTAGGTCTAGGATGTGGGGCAACGTAGTCTTGAAAACCAAAGTCATTACGTTGTTCATTCAACATGTGTAATAGACCCTCTGATATTGGTAGCTCTACGTCAGCCCTACGCTTACTCTGTTCTAGTGCCAGCTTCTGTGTACGAAAGTCAATGCTATCCCACGTCAACATACGCATGTCACCTAGTCGTTGGCACCACTCGTATGCCATCTGTACAATCAAACCAACATTACGATACTCAAAGTCGCTGTATGCTACGTCAAGAAACTTGACAACATCATCATGTGTCCACACCACCTTACGCTGTGCAGCAGACTTACGCTTGATGTTTGCCCAAGGATTGTATGTTGTGTGCTCCATCTGTATCGCATAGTTGTACACCCTACTGGCACATGTTGCCGCATGATTAGCAAAACTGATGCCACGTTTGACCCATTCTTCGTATGATTGCTTTGCAACCTTAGAGGTAACGTGCTCATACTTACGCCACCCCATAGTCTGGTGCAGCACAGTCAGAAAGTACCTATAGTCAACCTTAGTTGTATGACGCAATGCATTGAAATCATTAGACATATAGTAATAGTTAATAAGATCAGTCACCTTGCTGCTAGACTTTACTCGTACAACCTGTGCTTGTTCTTCACGCCATGTGTCAATCGCCTTGTTGTGATCACGAACAATCTTGCGTACCTGTTTTAGGTCTGTGCCGTACTCCTCACGTTTGACCACACCCTCATCAACAAGGTTCTGTGGCGGGTTAAAGCGGTATGAGATGTCACCCGTAGATGACACCCGTTCTTGTACATAACGTGGTAGGTTTGGCAATTATGCAGCCTCCAAAGTAATAAACTTGTCATCACTAACCCACTTGCTCACCTCTTGCTCACGTGACCACATGCTTACAGCCTGTGTGTCATTGCCTGTGTTACGCAGGTTGAACCCATTACGCTCATCAGCATAGCTGGCATAGTTAGTGAAGGCAGAATACAATGCCCACTTATTGTGACCACGTTGTGAAGCCTCTTGCATGTATAAGCTGTACATCTTCTCAGACTTACGCTTAGATGCAATCATGCTATCAAGCAGTGAGCTTACGTCTACGTACTTGAGATCTGTTTGCGCCCACACTTGCATCTTACTGGCTTCCTCGTAGAAGTCCTTACGTGCTCGTGTCAGTTCATAGATGAAACTTTCCATAGTAAAGTTAGATGTGTTCTTCTTACGCACTTTGTCATACTCCCCTCTAATCATTCCATTGGTACAAAAGAAATCAATCGCACCAAAGTACACCTGATTGCTGCATGACCCATCAATACCATGTAATGATATGATACGGTTGCCAATCTCAGTGCTGTGTTTATCTGTCTCAATGACAGTCTTCATGTTGGGCAGGGTAATGTCAAGCATAGCCCATGCACCATTACGTGCAGTACGCCAGTGTGTATTGGCATTTGCTAACTCATGGTCAGACAGTTCTTCTGTCACTGTGTCAAGGACGCCACGATAGAAGTCACCATGTGATGCACAAGTAAACGTATTACCTACTACACCAAGGTATTCACCTGATGTAGCATTGATGACGTACTTCTTGTCTTTCACCTTGGTAGGCTCAAAAGCTACGTCAAAGTCCATGTACTCAGGTAAGATATTCGGGTGATTAAAATCAAAAGCCATACTATTTTCTCCTTATGATAAGTATGTGGCAACTGTGCCATAGTTATGTAGGGGATACCACCCCTATACTAGTAACGATAAGCTATTTGTAGAACAGGTGTGACCCATAAGTCACAGTGTATTCTAGTTTGTCAGCCCAGTATGGGCGTACATAGTTTGCATGGTAGTGCGTTGCGCTTTGTGTCATGTCTACTGTGTCAAAGCCTTGGCCTTGCAGTACATCTGCTGCTACCATCTGAGCATAAGCCCATGCATATGGCTCACGTGGCCTGTCACTTTTACCGTCACAGTACCAACTGAACTGACATGTGCCGTCATTACGTGACTGCTTAACCACAGAGCATACGTCATTGGGGAACTTGCTAGACTGCACACGGTTCATTACTACCTGTGCTACGGCATACTGCCCAACCATACTGTCGTTACGTGCCTCAAAGTATACGTTAAGTGCAAGGCACATCAATGCTGCTTCAATCATTTGTCTTTCCTCTTAGGTAAAGGTGTACCTGACCAATCATCACAAGGATCATCAGGCGGCATCTGTTTCTTCTCCTGTTGAGTGGACTGATATGAATATTCGTGTACCATCGCCATCGCTTTCGCTGTCTGAGATGAGGCGTACTTCATTACCCGCATCAGCATATTGCTTCAGCTTTTGTATACTGAGCATCGTGTCACCACGGCCTGATCGTCTGAAGAAGTTTATGTCTGCTTCCTCACCGTCTATGTATTCACCCACTACAGTGAGCTTGTTACCCACCGTAAAGAATGGGTCTGTATATTCCATACCAAAGTCATCCAACAAGAACTGTTTTACAGTTTTATTAGCATTGATCTCTGACTTGTTCAACATACGTTCAGTTAGTTTTATATTAGCTGCCATTGCTATCTCCTATTGCAATACTACTGGTGCATCATAGACATAACCAATGTCTGCATACTCGTCTGCTTCGTATTCTGCACATGATACGAACTCTACTTCTTTACTAGGGTGAATGTGCTTTGCCATCAGGACTGCCATGCTGCAAGCACTTGCCCAGCTATCAATGGCAGGAAAGGTATCATCAAGTGTGATACAACTCTCCTGTCCATCAATCTCTAAGACAATTTCATATGCCTTAATCGTCGGCATTATAGTACCATGCACGATCATCGTCAGGTAACACTTGAGGTAGCCAGTGTGCAGGTCTGTCTGGATTTTCATCCTTCTGAGGTTTGAACTCAAACATGCCACGCAGTTCCCACGCCTTGTCACGCATACAATGTAAGTTACTGAGGCTCACGTCAAGTGATTCACCTGCATTATCTAGGATGGTGTCCATTGCGTTGTATAAGTCACATAGTTTCTGTACTTCCGCACGAGTTAGTTTTGTTTTTAGTTTAGTCATGTTGTATTCCTTTCAGTTTTGTTATCACAAATAAGTATACGTATATCTGAATGTATATACACCAGATAGTGAAGGTGTCCACACCTCTCACGTCATAGCCTACGCTGTGCATGATTACAATAGTAATTAGCATAGCAAAGTAGCCAGCGAAAGGTGTGAACAATAGGTAGAGCATTAGCTTACCTTTGCAAGCTCTGCGTCAATTTCTTTCAGCCATGTAG